CCGCGCCGCGCCCCGGGCCGCGCCCCGGGCGGAAACACGGGCCGTGCGCGCGCTCGCGTTAAAGGGAAAATTCCTGTCGTGCCGCGACGCGGGCCGCGCAAGAATATCCCGGCCGCATGTCGCGGCATTGGAGGCAGACAATGGCAAACGCCAAGACCGTTGAAGTGAGCGTGGAAGAGTATGCGGAGTTTCTGAAGTTCCGAAGGACGAAGAAGAAAGAGACCGTAGCCGACTTGATCGAAGAGGTGGCCGGGCGATTCGAATGGCTGGAAGATGCGCTCGAGTCGGCCGCGGATTATCGGCGAGAATTGCGAGACGCGGAACGGGAAGTGGCCGGCGAACGCGCCGAAGCAAAGCGGACGTGGGAACAGGTGAACGCGACACTTCGGAAGATGGGCAAGAAACCGATCGTGTTGAGCAAACGCCGACAGGCGCTACTTCGCGGCTAGTCGCTTGGGCCGGTTGTCAGAACATCGGCAACCGGCCCAAGTCATTTCCGGCTAGGTCTTGTCTTCCGTCTTCAGTCCGCCGTCGTCCAGCGAGTTCTGAATATCCGCCCACCCGTCCATCACCTTTGACACGCCCTGCTTGAACAGGTCCGGCTTGGCGACCTTGTGGCCGGTCAACGCGGCCGATTGCAAAATGACCTGCGCGCCGGCCACGGACGCCATCTGCAGTTTCTGGGCTCCAGGTAGCCCGAGGACCTGGCCGAACATCTCGACCTGCTGGATGATCGACGACAACTGCTCCGCGTCGCTGACGACACGTTGAACCACCCCAGCGAGTTTCGGGTTGCCCATGGCGACCAGCGGCCCGACCCCGATGAGAATCGACGTGGCTTGCAGCGCGACAGCTCCGATCCGTTTCAGTAGTGACATCCTATCGCTCCTTTACCGCCGCACGGTACGCGAATTCCTGCAGCGCGAACTGACGAACCCAGTGAAGACCGGCCGACCACATCGTGGGCAAGAGTAGTCCGTCGACTGACAGGTGCCCCGTGGTGGGGTCGAAGGCGTAGGTGATCCCGATCGACCCGCCGAACGCGACGAGACCGGCGATGGTGCGCTGGACGATCAGGTGCGTCTTCTCGGAGAAACCGCCGAGCTTTGCGTTCGAGCGCCACCACTGGAGGCCGAACGAGGTCAGCAGCGACCACACGAAGGCGCTACCCCACTCGTCGGCGGCGTTCGGCACGCGCACCGGCCCGTCCGGACTCGCGGCCGCGACCGAAGACACGGCTTGTGCGATCAGCGGTGGCGTCGCCGTAGCCACCAACATGAACAACGCGAACACGCAGAGAATACGAATCGCTTTCATCACCCCTCCTAGAACACGGACCCGTTGGGAAGCCGCGCCCCATTCATGTACCCGCCGAGTACGAACGCCCCATTGCGTTGCGTACACATCAGTAGGTAGCCCTTCAAATCACCCTGATCTTCGGTCGCATGATCCGGGTCGTCGAACTCACGCTGTGCGTCGTATTCGGCGATGACCAGCTTCTCGGTCGTCAGAGACCGAAGGACGTCACCGATAGATCCTTGGTAGCCGCCGGTCCGGTCGTCGTTGATTGCTGCCCCGGTGTCGCCTTGGTGATACTGGTAGTCGACATACTGCGCCATGACGCGGTGGTAGTCGAACCGGTTGCAGATCGGCGGCAGACCGAGGTCGGCGGAATCAAGGCAGGTATTCTTCCGTGTCCCGCCTTCGTCAGCCGCGTTCCACCACGCCAGCGCTTCGTTGACCCAATGCTGTGAGACCTTTAGACCGTGTGCGTGCGCCCACTCGCCGAGTTCCTGGGTTCGAGAAACGAGCTCGAATGGGTCGTAGCGAAAGTCACACTGCCAGCAGACCGAGAGTTCATCGACGGCATGCAGCGCAACCAGCTTCTCGAGCCACGGGAGGACGTCTCCAAACGACTCGCCGTCGCCGCCGTACACGATCATCACGACGAACTGGTTGTATTGTTTGGCCAACACCGCCGCGTCGAGCAACCGCTGATCCAGTACACCGTGATTCCGTGCCTGCGGAATCGACATTGTGAAGTGGGTGTAGCCGCGCACGTTGGCGTACGCGTTCAGGACGCACGCTTGATCGGCCGGGGCATACTGCGGCTGATCCCAGGTCATCACATGTTCCGGATGTCCCGCGATGCCCGCCTCAAGTTGCGGGAGGTGACACTCCGGTACGCGAATACCGCTGAAGTTACCGCGGTGGAAATCGATATCCGGTCGTGAGGGTACCGGGAAGGGGATCGTCCGATCGTACGGTCCGCTAGACCAAACCCCGTCGCCCGTACTGGTGATCGCCGGAAACTCCGGAAGTTGACTACGCGGGCGTGCGGGTGGCCATACAACGACCGGCCGCGTCGGTTCCGGCGGTACGGGCACGACCACCGCTTCTGGGGTCAGGGCGAGCCGTATCGTTTGGTCCCGTACCTCGGACACCGGCAAACAGCGCGTGAGATGTGCCGTCGCCCGGGCACAGACGTTGAATCCCGCTGCGTCGAGCAGCCAAGATACTCGGCCCGCGTCTCCCACGAAGACCGCGACGTCCATATTGTTGTCGCGGTAGGCGTGGGATCCGACGAGCGGTTGTTCCGAGCGTTCATCGACGACTTCCACGGTCAGCGTGAATGTCGTGGGAGCCGGAGGCGTGGGCGTCCGTGGCCCGGGCACCACACACGCGGCGAGCAAAACACACAGACTGAGTAGGAGTCGCTTCATTGGATTCTCCGTTAGACGAGCGGACGGCCGTTCTGATCAACGATCAACAAGGTGTAGCCGATGCCGTGACGTACGCCGTCTGGACTATCGGTACCGAAGTGGACACACGCACCCGACGGGTCGCCCCACTGCCATCCGCTATCGAGGGTCGGGTGTGTCGACGGGACGACGCCCGCCGCACCGCTGAAGTTACCTTTCAGTGCTTCGACCCGGTCGACCCGGAAGTAGGTATCGGACGCCGGGAAGTACACAAGAACCTTCGCCGGATTCACGCGCGACCGGCGGACCTCGACGGCCTGGTACGACGCGTACTCCTGCGTACGATAGGCCAGATCCAGCGATCCGCCAGGAGCAACGGTGGCGATATTGCCGTTGTGAAGAATCGCGTAGCCGCGTGCCGGTAGTTTCATTTGAGGCTCCTCGGGTGTCGTGGGTGTCTCGGCCGGCGGAGCGGGCGGAGTCACCGTATGGATACGAAAATCGATCGGACCCTCGCTGGCCTCGACCAAACGCGTGTACCCTTGCTTCAAAATCGGGTACGTCCCCATACCTTCGAGACGCGCCTCGCCGCAGAACCCGGCGGCAAACGCAATCGAGGGATGGCGGATCAGCATCTCAACCAACGGATGCAGATGTTCACACGCTTGTTGTAGGGTCCACGTGCGCGTGCCCGTAACCGGGTCCGGCCGTTGCAGATAATGCGGTGTTGCAACGGCCAGATGCGTGTGCACGCGTTCCAGACGCTCGATCTCGCGCTCGATCTGCCGGACCGAGGCTGTGGGATACGCTTTCACCATCCACCACGCGTTCGTTGGCACACCATCCGGATACGGGAACGCGTCCGAGTACCACACCACCGGTACCCCGCGGAACTGCGCCATTCGCTCAACGGTATCCCGCGGATGTTTGTCGTCGGCCCATACGGCGAAGAGGGCGACCAGCTTGTCGTTCGGCACCGACGGTGCGCTATAGATATCCGCGATAATCGGTCGTGTCTTGTCGGCACAGTCAGACCAGAGTGCGCCGTCGGTCAAAACTTCGAAGTGACCCGGCGCGTGTCCCACACGACCGGAACTCGGCGGTGCGGTCGTCCAGAAGGAGCCAACACCGAAGGCGCGTTTCAGACGCGCCACAGGCGGAAATTCTACGATGCCAGACATGAGATGTTCCTCAACGGTCGGCAGCGTCCGGAGTTCATTCTTCGATGTCCAAACGATGATAGCCGGTTTGCCCGCTTGCTGGAATGCCATTGCCACCGCTACTTGATCGCCGTCCTGGTTGGCTCGAATCCACCACGCCCGGCCGGGTTCGAGCACTCGCAGCGACCCGTCCTGTCGATTGAATACGAAACATCCGATGGGGCAGTCCCCGGTTGCTTGCCCGATGTATAGGTCGTCACCGATATCCGTCCACTCACACAGCGGCACTCCCTGCGACGGCCCGTACGTTCGATCTCCGGGAACGGCTTGCTGTGTCTGTGGATCCACGTACCGCCATCCCTGGCTACCGGTCTCCGCGGAACAGGTCGCGACGAGCAGCTCTCCGTTCGGAAGGAAGAGACACGGATTGATCCCGCAGATACGTCGTGTCGTATCAGTATACCAGGATCCGTTTTTGTAGCCCAGCATTGCCGGCGGGTCGTAGTCGCGGGCACCAGCGAACTGAAACCCACCGACATTGGTCAACCGTACCTGTAACGGAATCGCACGATCCTGGGTTGGAAGATTCCTGAGATGCGTCACGACATGCGATCGATCGTTCAGCGTACAAACGTATTCACCCGACGGCAGCGCGTCCGGGTAAATACCGTCCGGGATCTCGATGCGTCGCATTACAGGACCTCCGGATTCTCGATCGTAATCGTGACCGGCTGATTCGCCTCGATGATTTTGATCAACGCCTCGAAGGCCTGTTTCGAGCCGCCCACGGAATCATATCCACGGATCAGTCCAGTCAACAGGCAGCCTTCCGTATCTTCTTTCTTGTTCCCCCAGTGGATCTCGATCGCGTCGAATCCCGGCACCCGTATCAAGTAGGGCATGAGCCGGCCGAACCGCGCCGATTGCTGGAGTACGATACGATACGTTCCGGCCGGGATCGCGGTATTGCCTTTGACTTTCCATTCCGTTACCGGCTGTCCGGGGACCTCACGTATCTGGTCCTCTCCAATGAAGTTCTGGAAGACTCCGTTTGCGAACAAGACCCCGGTGGTGAACCCGTTCCGGGACGGTTCGCGGATCAATCGCAGTTTCAACGGCATTAGCCTGGGGCTCCTGTATATTACGGACGCTGCTGCATTGCCTTCAAGACGAACATCGTTACCGTCGCGGTAATCGTCGCGGTAACCACGACCAACGCGATTACCCGCTGTAGCGTGTAGTTGGTTACCGGCTGCATATCCGGCGGCAGCGTCACAACGGTCGATCCGGCGGGCGGTTTAAGTTGATGATCTTCCGCGAACGTTCGCTTTATTTCACGGATATCCCGCTCAGTCGCCAGTAGCCGCGGTTGGTGGTTCGCCAACGACTCGCCGTGGTTGCGTACGTTACCGTTCGTCAGCCGTACCTGGATCGTCAGATCGTCGAGCCGTCGATCCACTTCATCGAATCGCCGTCCGGTCTCTTGCTGTCCGTCGCTGATCCGACGCTCCAGCGTAGTCTCGATCCGTTCCATCAGCTCGCGAAACTGTTCGTTATCCAAGGATCCACTCCCAGTCAATTGCAGTCCAACGGCGTGCCGCCCTGTTTCACAATCAGCGCACTCTGTCGAGTACAGTCGGCGCGGGCCTTCAGTACTTTTAGCTCCGCGTCGACCGCGACCTTCTTTTCTGTCGCCAACTTCTTCACGGCCGTCGCTCGAGCCGAAGCGTTCGGCGAGTTCGGTTTGTTCACGTTCGCCTTCGCTTCGAGTGCAACGATCCGTGCCTCTTGTTGCTGGATCGCGTTGACCAACAGCGGCGTGATGAAGTCCGTTGCCACGCCCATGTAGCCGTTGTGATCGGCTTCGACCGCTTCGGGAATAATTGGCAACACTTGCTGTGCGATGAAGCCGATCTGGTTCTTGCGGCCGTCACGACGGTCGAAGTAGTTTGGCGTCAACGCGAGTACACGTTCAAGTCCGTCGGTGACCGGCTCGATGTTCTCCTTTAACCGTTCGTCCGAGGAGTAGTGCCACGCGGTATCGTTGAGGAACCCATAGCCATCGTTCCGAACGTAAAACTCCGTCGTGGTCGCAAGGTTGTATCCGTAGAAAATGAACTTGCTGCTATCACTCGTTATACCGCCTACGACAAGAGCGATAGCTGTATCTGCCGCGATACCCGCGCCGACTCCGACGTTACCGTTAGAGTTGATCTGAATGCGAGTTGTAGTGGCATCGCCGGAGAAGAACTTCATACCGCCGCTGCCTTCCGAAGCGATATTAAGAACCTGATTACATGCCTGATTGATGTCAAAATCGTTTGCAACTCGACGGCCACTCGTTGTGAAGCTGCCGCCAGCAGAACTGAGAACTCCGCATCCGTTACTCGCGCTGTTATCGATCACCAGAGATGTGACCGATGCAGTCGTCGCGCTCGCGTTTCGGACCTTCAACGTAAAGGCGGCGTCGTTCACGCTCTTCGTAAATGAACCTGTTCCGGCAGTAGTGGCAAGGTCGGTTCCAACGGTAAGCGAAGTTCCAACGAACAACTTCTTCGCGACACCCAGACCACCGGCGGTCTTGAACGCGCCGGTCGTGCTCGATGATGAATCCGTAGCATCCGATCCCACAAGGGTCGTGATCGTCGAAGCACCACCGACGTCGAGTGCCGTACCGACAAACAATTTCTTGGCAATTCCCATACCGCCAGCCGTTTTGAACGCACCTGTAGTGCTCGACGACGCATCGGTCGTATCCGTACCGACGAGAATCGCCAGAGTCGTAGTGCCGCTCAACGTTGGAGACGCCGACATCACGACATTGCCGGTGCCGGTCATCGCGTTGCTGACCAGCCCTTTCGACGCGTCCGTGAACACCGGCAGCGACGCGGTCAACGACGAGAGAATCGGCTGTGCGGTGAATGTCGCAACACCCGTGACCGCGAGTGTTCCGCCGAACACGCCGTTGCCGGACCCGTAGTAGTGTCTCGGTCTCGTCGCACCGCTTGCACCAATGTCGTAGGTCGCATCGGTGAACGTCAAATTACTCTGCATCGTACTACTGAGCGTGAACGTTGTCGTCGCGATACCGCCGTTCGCGGTCTGCAGTGCCGTGAACGTGTTCGCGCCGAGCGACGCGATGGTCGTCGGGACGGTGACGTTCGCGTTCGGCCACGTCACCGTCCGTGTCGTTGCGGTCGCGATTGCCGAGACGTCGAACGCCAGGACCTTCGTCGCGTCAGACGCATTCGCAATCAAGCCCAGTGAATCCGTCAACGGCTGGCTTGCAGCCGCAACCGCTGAGCAGACCCACGAACTATTGGTCCCGTCACGCTGGATCGTGCAGCCAGCTGTCAACGACGGCACTGGCGACGGGACGATGACCGCTTGTGCGAACCCGGCCGTCGGGGCAACCACAAACGCAAGAGAGAACAACAGGCGACGAATCCAAATCATTAGCAACTCCTTGATTACTACTAGCGGCCGCGGCCAGCCGGATCAATTCGATCCAGTCGAGCATGCAGCGCGTCCACTTCACGGCGAAGATTCACGATCTCCGCCTGCATCCTTGAGAACGGCGTCTCTGGAACGGCACCAGAAGACGCGGGACGCACTTTCGTCGCGTCAGCAGCCTTGGCTCTCTCAATACCCGCTGTGATTGCTTCAACGGCTTTCACGCGCGCAGCGGCCGCGTCGTCAGGACCAACCTGAGCCGAAACCGCCGACAGGGCGCAAACGATCAAGACTAAAGAAAAACGTTTCGTCATTACTCACTCCTAGTCAAACCACGCAGGCAGCCACACCTTTTGATAGGACGCACCGGTCCAAACCCAAATCGGGAACCACCCATCAAGCTGTCGGTTCCCGAAAGGTCCGTTCATCTGAGACGGTGGGTTCGTACCATTCCCGGTCGTGTCCCACTGACCCGTACCAAAGAAGATCGGTCCTCCAACATACGTTGAACCATCACCATAGCCGACAAGATTGATTGCAGAGGCAGAGTGGTTCGACGCAATGAAACTATAGGTCGCGGACGTATTGTCGTCGCTCGCAACGTTTAGTGTGGCGGCGGTAATCGGTCCCGCTCCCATACCGACATGCTTATTACCGGAACCGTCCACGACGAGCGCGTACGTTCCAAGACTGGAGTTGTACCCCGCTTTAATGTCGAGCACCGCGCCGGTCCAGTTGAAGAAATTCCCGCTCGGATCTCCGAAGCACGCTTGCGGTGTCCCAGAGTTATAAGCGAGCCAGAACCCGGTACCGGTCGTACACGCGCTCTTGCCTGAATACAGTACGCCGCCGGTCCCGACCGAGAGGCTCCCGAGGAACTGTCCCGCTCTTGCAACGATGGTCCCGTCAACGGCTAGCGTACCGCCGGAGGCATTCCACTGCAACGCACCGCTCGTACCGCCGAGGTAGAAGTTACCGTTCGACTGCATGAACGTTTGCCAAGACGACCCGCTGTAGTACCCGAGGTAGTCCGACCCAAGATACAAACCAGCCCCCGAAGGAGCGGCGGCGGTTCCTGGGATCACTTTCGTAACTAGATAGCCGCTGGCGTTCAAACCGGAAGCAGCGCGTGCGGCCCCGTCTTGGACGGTTGACGCCGAAACACCGTTGACCAGTGCCGTGTCGTTGGCGCTCCCGCCCGCAGACGAGGAACCTGCGTAGTTGCCGGTAGTCTGTGAACCCATCGCCACCGTATTCTGGGTAGCGAGCGCCCCAAGCCCCGTGACCGAAGCATTCGGGACACTTCCGCTGGTGATCGTCACCTGACCACGGATACTGAGCGTACCGGTGGCTTGTGTCCATGAGATGCCAGAGCCTCCGTCGCCGTAGTTGCCAAACGCGAAATCGCCTCCGCTACTAATGTAGGTCTTCCACGCACTTGACGCGAAGTAGCCCATGTAGTCGGAGCCGAGGAACAGACCGCTCCCGGACGGCGTGGCAGCGTGCGGCAAGATCGGATTCCCAAAACTATCGAATCCGAGAAGCCCACGCTGCGACGCGCTGACGACAGAGGCACCCGAGTAGCCATTTACTGAAGACGCATCGATGGACGTGCCGGTGATGACAATATTTCCACTGACCGTCAACTGAGAGCAGTTCCAGTCGATGTAGTTCGTACTGTAGTCCCCGATGTGCACCTTCATGCACCCGGCGTCGAGACCGACGAAGAAACCCGTGCCACTACCGTACGCCGTCGAGGCCGGCACGCCCATCGATAGATACGGCGTCGCCGGATCCAAGATGATGGCGCGATTCGACCCACTATAAATATCGAGGTTGACGTTTCGGATCGTCGCTTGCTGATCCGAAAAGATCATGTACTTGTCGGCGTTCGATCCAGTGTACGTACCGAGCAAACACCCATACTCCAGCGTGCCGGTGACACCGCGCAGATTGCCACAGCGCTGGCGAAGCGTGAGATTCGCCGCTTGTGGAGACAGCCCAGACCACGTAACGACTTGTGAGTAGGGTGCGTTCGTACCGTTCGTCCCGTTCACAAGAATCTGCGTGCTCGGATCTGGCGTCGTCGGTGTGCCGGACACGGTATAGGTAAACGTTGTCGATCCGGTCGCCGTAATCGTGAACGATCCGTTGTATGCCGAGTCCGTCGCACCACTGATGACTGCGGTGTCGCCCGTCTTCAGACCGTGCGGCGCGGTGGTTGTCGCCGTGGCCGTCGAGCTGGCCCGCGTAAGCGACGTAATCACCGCAGTGCCGTCAACCGAGGTCAACTCCAGGTAACCACTGCCAGACGTCCCGTAGTCGAGCACCACTCCGCCCGAAGACGCGGTTGTGCCGGTCGGCAAACTGCCGCCGTCGTTCCCAAGGAATCTGGTGAACGTCCAGCTTTGCGTGCCGTCTGCGTTGTCCGTATATCCACTGACGGTCCCGAAGGCGTTGCCGACGATAAGTCCGCCGTCCGGTCGAGACATGGTGCGAACGTTTACCGTGTGTCCAGACGTGAGGACCTGAACGTTGGGTACGCCTTCCGCATCTTTCAAGATCAGCGTCGCAATACTGCCTTTGGCCGGCACGGTAAAATCAGAGGCCAGTACGCCGTAAGACGGTGCAATGATTTCCGACCCTCTCAACGCACGCTGAAGTTCAGCTGTGAACAACTTAACCTGAAGTTCGTCTAGGTAGCCGTAGCGGGCGTCCAGCTCGCCCGCATACGTCATACGCCATCCGGTTGTCTTCGAGACATAGTTTGGCGTACCGATGTACCCGTCCAAGGCCGCGTTCCCGAGTCCGGGATCACTAACGTTGTTGGTACCGATATGCACCCCGCCGCCGCCGAACTGCGTGGGACCGCCGTCGATCCGCATCGCCATCCATCCGCCCGCGTTGTACGCGTTCAGATGTCCGCCGTCACTGCCGATGAACCACTGCGAGCGGTACGAACTATCCGTCTTCAAACGCTGCTCAAGGAACGCAGATGTGATCGTAACATCCGCACCCTCACACGTTGCGAGCGACGGGGGATTCGGACACCCACTGACACCGCTACCGCCGAGAGACAGCTGATGATTCGTCGGATCACCGTAGACCGCGGTCAGCGGTGGCGTCGCGCTATAGCTGGGTGCAGTACCGACACCGCCACTAATCAGCACACGGCCGGTCGCCACATCGTTCAGATTACCGTAGGTATTGGCGCTCGCCGCATAGAGTAGGTCGCCGGTTGTAGCCGCATTTGGCCAAATGGTTGTACTCCACGCGGGAGCCGTCCCGGTTGACCGCAACAGCTGCCCTGGCGATGCACCAATGGCAAGGCGAGACCACGCGGGCGTCCCATTACCGACCACCACGTCGCCTTGTGTCGGCGTACCGAACGGAAGATCCGCATCAACAAGGATACGGAACGTAGGTACCGCGACCCCACCGGACGTCGGTCCTGCGAATACCGTATTCGCCGACGCGGTTCCATATCCCGGTACCGCAACCCACCCTGTGTTGCCGGACCCCGCGGTTTTCACGTAGACGCAGGGTGTCGTTGTGGAGCAGTTGTTTCGATAGTACTGACTACCGACTGGAGCCGTGACCACCCCTTCAGGAGAGCCGCTCCCGGCCGTAATACGTAGTGTACCAAAGTACACATTCGTTGCGTCGTAGCTCGACTGGGCAAAGGCCGGAGCGGCCCAAAGCGCCAGGAGCAGACTATAGACTTTGCAGTGTCGCAATGCCGTAGACATCTTCACTCCCCACATCTCCGTAGACCTGCAGTTTGTAATGCTTTCCGTTCGTGATCGTAGCCGTGAAGTCCACGTCCACAAAATCCGTATCTTCAACGGGGTCCGACTCAACCGACGTACTGTCCGTCACGTTGAGCAAACGGAGCGTCACCTCGACTCCGGTATTCCGTGCACGAATTGCACCCCGTATCCGTCCGGTATACGATACCGTTGGATAGTAGTCCAAGAAATCAACGACGTCATGCCACGCCGGCGACGCCGCCATCGTGACCGCACGGTCACGCGAACCACCCAACCCAAACGGATTGGCTGCCACCGTTAACGTTGAGCCGCCGGGAGCCGAGACGCTGCTCGCACCGTTACCTCCGAGCATCTGCCGCCATTCGGTCAGGTAGGATCCCTGGTAGGTCGTCTCGGTTGCCTCGAAATTATACACCCAGAACTCGTCGCTGATCAACGTGATTGCCGCCGTGGTGATTGCATACGTCCCGGTGACGCGTTCGGTCAACGCAATCGACAGCGACTGACCCGGCTCCCATCCAGAGTCGAGACTCTCAACCTCAACGGTCAACGGCGACTGATTGATCTGCGCCAGCAACCCCTCGGCGACCGACGTCCCAATACTGGGTTCGAGAATATCCGGTCGCGCGCCCCGTCCGTAGATCGCTGGAGATCCACTACCCACACGAATACGAAACGGGTACTGAGCCGTGTACCCAACAATCGCGTCGCCGAACTCCGTACTGGGACCGAAGCGGAGTACGACCCCGGCGGCCGGGGTACCGTACGTACCTACTTGCAGCCGATTAGCCGCCAGATCAATCTCGAATTGACCGCCGCCGCTCGGTTCACTAATCGTCCCGAGAAACGGAGACACGCCGTCATCGACGTAAATCAACGGCGGGTACGCGGCAATCGGGACGTCAAACTCCCACGTAGTATCGACCCCGTCCGCCGTCCACTCCTGGACACGGGAGGCGGTTCCTGTGGGACCGATGTCCAGAATATAGTGATTCGAATCCATGTCGTCCGGGTCGGACCACCGAAGAGAACGACAGTGAGGAGCCGCGTCGGTCAGTGCGTGGGGAGCCGCTTCCGATCCCGGCAGGAACATCCGAATCTTCTTATCCGGCGACACCCGTACGACGTAGCCGGTGCGATCAAAGATCTCACGTAGGGCATCCGACACACGGATCCCGGTAGACCAATCCACGGCATCAACCGACGGGCCATCCACCTGCCCCGCATCCAGCGTAAATCCGTAGTCGGTTAAAACTTCGGCGATCAGCGCCTCGAGGACTTCCTTCACAGTGACCGGGACGTCGGACGCATACTCAGTGTAGCACCAATCGGTGTACGCAAAGAAATCGACACAACTGACTTCGCAGTACCCGGGATTGGCACTCGGCAGCATCCCGTCGAACGACCGGTGTAGTACGATACCGCCGAACAGCAAGGTCGTGCCGTCCTGCTTGTATGCGTAGACCTCGTCGAGTCGATTCGGAAGGTAACCCGGCTTGCAGGTGAAGGTGAGTCGGTCGCGTTCGTTCAGTGGACCGAGTTCAATCTGTACCCGATGCGTCGCGTCCACCGACTGGGTGACATCATCTCCGTCGACCTCGAGACGCCACGCCATTAGAGACCCCGTTTCCGAAGGTCGCCCGGAATCCGTCGGACCAAGCGATCCGACAGCTCACCCACCATGCGCTTGTCCATCATGACCGGACGATCCACGTTCACGTGAATATGAACCGTGGTGCCGGCCGCACTTCCGAACGCGGCCATCCGGTCGTATGCCTGGGTCTCCGGTACCGAAAGAACCCGCTCACCCGGCTGCGCCCAGATCGGTACGGTGTCTGCCGGATCAAGTCCCGTCGGACGTACGATGCCGCCGTCCTTAAAGCCCTGACCCATTCCCCACAGCCACGGATGCTGCGCCATGAACTGCGTAAAGTTGTTGCCGCCCTCGAGGGGATCCTGCCCCTGCATGATCAGATTGTCGAACGCCGACTGCGCCGCCGCCAAATCCTGAACCTGATTCTGGCCCGGATCAGTCGGACCCGGATTCCAAATAAGAGCCGCAAGGAGCGCCGGGATTACCGCGTAGCCAGCAGCAGCACCGATCGCTCCGGCAGAGATACCGCCACCGGCCGCGCCAGCGGCTCCGGCTCCTCCGGCTCCTCCAGCTGCGGTACCGAAGATCGCGCCCATGATCGACGACATCGCTCGGCTGATCGCGTAATTCAACGCGGCCGACAGTACCGCCGCAGCCAGCTCACCAACTTTGCCCATCGGGCCGTCCTTACCGAAGATCTTCTGCATGCCGCGGTCGATCACCCCTTCAAGTTCGGTGACCCATCCGTGGACGACGTCCATGATCGCCGTCTGCATGAACGCGAAGTGACCCGTGGCTTTCGTCGTCTGTCCGTGAACCCGGTCCACGAAGTTGTCGTCCAGCTTGTCGATCGTCAGTCCGATCTCCCGCACCATGTCCGGCACGATCGAGTGGCCGACCACCTTCTCGTACATGTTGTTGAAGAACCCGGTCACCGAATCGATCTTGCCCTTGATGCCGTCTACGATATCGGTAAACTTGTCGATGAGCCAATGTTTCACGGCGTTGTATACGTTCGTCACAACCGTCGTAATCTGGTCCCAGTGTTTGAACGCGATGACCACCAGACCCACCGGGCCAGTCAACGCAAGCATCCAATCCGGCATCTTCAAGACAAGGTCGCGTACTTTGATCACCCCGTCGTGTAGGAAATTAAATACGCCGACCAGCTTGTCGTAGATCCAGTCCCGTGCCACGGTGTACACGCGTTCGACCACGGCACCAACGAGACGGCCGAACGCTTCGAACATTTCCCCGATCGACTGAAGCAATCCGATGATCGGGGTCAACACTGGCTCGAATTTATCCCAGAGCCATTCTTTCACCGCGGCATAGGCCTCGCCGACGACGCGTTTGATATCGTCACCCCACGTCATCCAGACCAAGCCCAAACCAACGACCGCCGCAACCACCAAACCGATCGGACCGGTCATCACCGCGAGGACCCCACCGAATGCTTCAACCGCCAGTGTGGCTCCGGGAATCCACGCCATCGCGGCTTCAGCCAATCCAAACGCACCAACGGCAGAAGCGAACTCCATGATCCACGCAACCGCGCCGCCAAGCGCGCCGAAGAGCGAGAGCAGTTGACCTAGGACCACAAGCGTGGGCCCGGCGACGGCAACGAGTGACAAGAATGCAATAACGCCGGTCTGCACCGGGCCGGGAAGTTCACTAAAGCCCTTGATGAGAGACACCACAACGTCAATGATCGGCTTGCTCGCTTCCAGCAACGCTTTGAAACTGGGAGCCAGACTATCGCCGAGCGCAATTGCCATTGTCTGCATTTCCGCCGTGAACTGCGACCACTTGAAGTTCGTGGTTTCTTTGAACTGCTTGAACGCGGCGTCGACGTTGCCAGTCCGCTCTTTGATATTCTCCAGGACGCCACTGACGTCCTTGCCCTGGGCTGTGAAGACACCCATGACGCCGGCCAACGCCCGGACGTTGCCGAACACACCGTCCAAGGCATCCTCGTTGCCTTTGAACAGCCCCATCAAGTCCATCATCGCCGCGGTGAGACCCTTTTCTTTCACCGCCGATTTGACGTCGTCGATGCTCGTGCCGAACTCTTTCAGTGTATCCTTGGCTTGCTTGCTGGGACCGAGGAGTGTCGTGATAATGCCACGCAGCGCCGTGACCGACTCGCCCGCGTCCACACCCAAGCGAGAGAACGTGGCGATAAAGCCGCCCAGCTCTTCGAATGAGATGCCCACCGTAGCGGCGATACCGACAACCCGACCGAGGACCCCGGCCAACTCGCCGACCTCAACGTTGCCTTCCTGAACCGTGGACAACATGATTTCCGTTGCCCGGGTGGCCGTGATGTTCTCGGACCCATACGCTTTCATGACACCGGTCAACAGCAGCGCGACTTCCTTGGCTTCGCCGAGGCCAATCGCAGCCGCGCGAGCCGACGCCGTCAGGACATCTTGCGCGTCCTTCGCACTCAATGCGGCCAGTGGAATCTTGACCATAGCTTCCGCCAAGGCCAGCGGCCCCTGCCCGGTCTCCGGAGCAAGGGCCATAATGGACGCACGAATGGCTTTGGCCTGTTCGACGGTCGCACCGGCAATGGTGGAAACCTTCGTCATTGCCGTTTCGAAGTCGGACCCAAACTTCAGTCCGGCCCCGGCCGCACCCACCAACGGCGCGGTCAATCCAATCGTCATCTTCGTGCCCAGCGCCGACATATCGTTGCCGAGCTGACGCAGCTGAGAGGATGACTCCGCCACAATCCCACGCACTGCTCCAGACATCTCGTCCTTGAGCCGGAGAACCGCGAGGATGTCGCCGATGGTGACGGTGGATGCCATAGTTGGGTTACGTCTGCTTCTTCTTACGTTTCTCGCGATCGAGTTTTACGAACTCGTACTCGTGTTCGAAGACCCACCGGATCAGCTCGTTGTTCAGCAATTCGTTCCGGAGCTCTTCTTTCTCTTTGCCTTCGCCTTGCGCGTCGTTCCACAACCGATACGCCTCCCGATACTGTCGGAGGAGTAGGATGTCGGGGACCAGCTCCAGTGGATCGTCCGAGATCAACCGAATGGCGCTGTATGGGTGGAGACCCGGAAACGCCGAACACACCTGCGAGACATAGTCTGCGAAGGGTGCCGTGCTTCCGGGTCGTCCATCAAGAGCCGCATGCAGCGCCCGCGTCAGTCCCGCTGCTGATCCTTCGTCTTCGTCTTCTTCGACATCTCGACGAGCCGAGTCGCGGCCCAGTCGGCGGTGTCCGAGTCCAGCTGTTCGATCGACTCCTTCTTGAAGTCCTTCTCGTACAGCGGTCCACGCCAATTGGCCACGCCCATCTCGAGCAGCGTACCGCGATCGTACGTGTTGAGCGGATTCTCCCGGCCTTCGTCGAGGTCGTCTCGCTTGACGGTCTGCAAGGCCGCCATGACTTCGCCACCGACGGCCCGCACACGCGGTGCACTGCGATCGGCCCGCGCATCGGCGGCCCGCTCCAACTGCTTCCACGTCAACTTACGAAGAAGGAACTCGTTGCCCTCTTCATGCGGGATCGGTTCCCAGTTTGTGATGTTATCAACCAACGCCATTGCTCTGCTCCTTGAGTAGGAAGGAGTGCCGGCCGAGCCTCATGCCCGACCGGCCCACTTCGTGAGATCGACGTGACTACGCCTCGGTCACGGTACCGGTCGGCTTGAGCGTGACCGCGTACTTGGTGATGGTGTTCCGTGCCGACGTGCGCGCGTACTTCGCGATGAGGGTCTCAACGGAGGTGATCTTGCTTCCACCCCACGTGATTGCCAGCGTTCTGGTGGATGCAGACGGCCCACTAGCCACCGCATTGAAGACCACGTCCGGCCCGGACGTTGCCGTATCGTCGAACATGCCGCCGAGCACGACATCGCTCATCTTCCGAATCCCGGTTGCGAGCGACTCCATCCACGAGTCGCCGAACGAAGTCGACTCTTCAATGATGGCCTCGACCTCAACCGAGTTGATGGTCTGGACGTAGTTCGACATGTCGGTCGGAGTGCCGCCGACGTTGTCGAAGTTGATGACCAGTGAATTGCTTCCGTATTTCGCCACAAGAGCTCCTTTTTACTGAACGCCCGGACTACCCGCGCGCTACGCCAACTGCATACGTGACCGACTGGCCCGTCCCCGACCCGGAGAACGCATAGCTGGTAGCCAGATACCGTGGAATCGTGCCCGCCACCGTCTTTCGTTCCGCGGTGCGAGCGGTGACCGCGGTGAACGAGACCAAGTCCGAGAAGGAGATGTTGTCCGTGCTCTTCCGAACTGTGATCACGACGTCGTCATACCCTCCCAGGGTGACGGCCGTCACCTGCAGATGGCACACCGCACCTGCTGCCGATGAAGCTGCATTGTCCACCGAGGTGCTCTCGGTGTTGCCTGAAGAGCCGGTGTCGGCCCCCAGGATATGTACGAGCACCCCTTCGTCCCGTGCGCCCGCACCGGTGAAGTGGGTGTTGAGTTTCGTAATCCCGCCCTTGGACGAGACGCGCTCCATCTTGCCCTGGAGTGCGGCTTGCCATCCAATGAACTTCCGTCCGAGGACGTTGCCGGCGTGCGCCAGCATCGCCACCCGCGTCGCGGCGATCGACGGCACCAGCGCCTCGACCGTCCGGAGGGCCTCATCGTCGTAGTAGCCCTTGATGCCGAGGTCGCATTTCTGGTGACCCGTCGCTTTCTCGGCACGCCATGCCACGCCAAGGCCGGTGGTCTCTTCGAAAATTGCTTCCGCAGATTCCTGCACTTCGGTTTGATCCGCCGTCAGGTCGAATCCGTCGACCAGCAAGAAGCCGACCGAGTCTGAACCGTACTTTGCCATGACTACGCTCCTCCGTCCGGGGTGTCAGCGCGTCGGACCAGGCCCTGGGCGAGCGCGTCGTCGAGATAGTTCTTCGGAATGTCGTCGACGCGATCGCCCACGTCGTGTGGATCGCACATTCCGCGTTGCGCCCACGGAAGGTTCTCCCCCGCACGCAGTCGATCCACGGTCGCCGGATCGGTTGGATACGTCAGTCCCGGCACCAACACCTCGTATGCGCCGGTTGACGCATTCTTCTTTGGAGGCTTCGTTCTCGTCTTGGCCATTATCTATCTCCTGGAAACTGAAATCCACATCGACCGCAGAACGTTTCTGACGGCCCACTTCCGAGCCCACCGGACGACTCACGACACGAGGGCGGCGCGTCACATTGCGGGCACCGACTCGTGGCCGAGATCCGCGCTTCTTGCTCTTCACGCGTACGATCGTCGATCAGCGGTTCGTGCGAATCAACCGGTAGTGCGATCAGCGGTTCGCTCATAGTTCAATCTCGAAACGAAAGTTCACCGCGACAATCGGTCGATCTTTCTTGTCCCGACCCATGCCGTAGGCCGGGGTGACCGCCACCGCGATCAAGTACTTCCACCCCGACGCCATCGTAGTCGCCGGTGTGATCTGATGGATCTTATCGATCGCCGACTGGATCAACGTACGGGCCGATACGTAATCTCTGATCGATCCCCGCACTTCGAGATGCACACGCGGCTTAATGAACTGGAGTCCCACACCCCCAAATTTCTGGACGCCCTCTTCCCCAGGATATTCGTACAGTGTGCCGACCAAGTCCGGAGATTCCGGACGCCGTCCCTTCGTCAGCTGACCCGACGAAAACACTGCCGGAGCGGCCGCGAGGTACGTTCCGAGGTCGTCCAACACCGAGACCATTACGACTTTGTCCGTTCCAGCACAATGCGGCGTGCCACCCGTTCGTGCATGAACGGAGCCGACTCCAATACGGTCGACTCCAGAAACTTCGCCTCACCCACGGGGTGATGCGCTTCGAGATCCTCGTGGACCGGGACGGCGTAGCCTACGGCCGCGTCGCCGAACGTGAGATGCGCCGTGATCTCGCCCATCTCGTCTTTCATTTCCACTTGACCGCTCCGCTTCAGCGCCCCGCTGTCGACCGGCGTACGTCGCTTCGCTTCGGTCATCTCGATCTCGGCCTCTGCATGAAGTGCAATACGCGCCTCACGCAGCGTGCCCCCGATAATTCGCTGGAGCTCCCCTTCCACATGCGACATGTCGAATGCGAACGTCGTCTCCAGCTTCCCGTAGGCCACGGTTACTCTCCTGAGTCTCCGTCCCATCCGAGGGACACAATCGTGTAGAAGCCGCCACCCGACCGCCGGGCCAACGATTTTACATCCACCACGTTTCCCACTTGACCCGACGGGAGTGTGAACGTATCACCGTCCGGATTCACGGTCACATCCCGTAAGAACGTGACCCGCGCGCGACTGATCTTCGTATCGCCACCGGGCGACCGGATCTCCGTCGTCTTGTACTCGACGATCCCGTAGCGCGTCACCGGGGTTCCTGCCGTCGGCTTCAAATACCCGTCCACCGACGCCGTCGGTGTATGCGTCACGGCCACCTGTGCCGTCTCCGAGAAATTATCGGCGAATTCCGTCAGCCGGCCGATCAGTCGATCGAAGTCTACCACTAGGCACGCTCCAACCGAATCATCCCGTCTCCGCCCACCGCATCCCGTGGGGTGCCGTAGTGCGCGAGACCGTAGATGACCGCATCCGGCAACACCTTGCCGGTCGGATTCTTAAACGTTGCTTCGATCGGCCCGGCTTTGAACGACAGAATGCCGTCGGTCTGCGCCGTGTTGTCCGCCGTGCGGTTGCCGTCGAGCAAATCCGACGCCAACTGTGCGGTCATCTCTTTCAGGTCCTGTGGGATGACCGTGTCTTCCACGTAGAATCCGTTGCGTCCTCGCATCCCGTTGCGCGGCCACAGCAATTTCTGGAGGCTAGTGACGACGCTTCCGAACCAGTCGAACTGCTCGTCCAGTAGCCGCGTCGCCGTAACGAGCGCTCGGCACTTCTCGTCGTCAGTCGCGGCATCCCACGTCTCTGAGAACGGCGAGCTCTCGAAGTACGCATCGGCCTCGGCGACCGAGCAATACGAAGTCGCGTTGGAAGCCCCGGGCGTCGTTACGGCGCTGCAAGCCATGATCGATTACTCCTCGTCTTCGTCGGCCAGCGTCTCGAGCTGCTTGTCGATCGCGTCGACCACCTTGGTTCGCGCGTCGGCGTTCAGCTCCATGTCGCGGTAGACGCCCAGCAGCACGGGATCGGTGCTCTTCTTGATGAACGCAATCGCGTCCTTCTGCGTCATCTTCAGGAACGGCGGTGCCTCGAGCTCACCGACGGGCGCAGTGTCCTGAGCCGGTGTACCCTCGGGTACGTGCACGTCCGGGTTGAAATCCGCGTCGTTGATGACCGCACGTTCTCCGGTTGCTTTCATACTGACCACTCGGGTCTTGGGAAAATCCATCATCTGCTCCTTGAGTAGGAAGGAGAACGTCCCGGCCGTCCGCGACGACCGAGACGTCTCAGGTTATCGAACGCGAACTACGTGCCGATCGCGATGCCGGAGAACGTCTCCGTTCCCGTCGACGCGATGAGTGTGCAATTATCGGTGGCCGTGGGCTTCCACGCGTACACGTTCACGGTAGCCACCGAAATGTCGTAGGTGAGTACGGTCGTACCCACCCCAGGTGCGGCGGTCCCCTTGAGCGTGAGACACACCGCGACCACCGAGGTCAGACCCGTTGCCCACGCCGTGGGGTTGGAGCCGTCGAGTGCCATTTCGACGCGTGCGACCTTGTAGCCGGCCGCGACGCCGATCACGCCCTTGAGCGTCGCCAACAGATTCGCAATGGACACGGCCTTGCGAATGTTGGTCGACGTGCTGTTGTAGATCTCCAAAAGCCACGAGGTCGTCGGCGTGGTGACCACGTCGCCGGACCCGATGCTCTGGGAGCCGCTCGGAAAGTTCTTGGGATTCGACATGTCTGCTTCGCTCCTAGTAAATGGTAGGCACAGACGCGACGAACGGCGTTAGGCTGAACCCAGTCCTACTCACCGGGCGCTCGCCCGGTCCGTCGTCAACGTCTGTGCCATCCCGGTGAGGTGCGCTAGCCGGCGAGCCGGCAGCCGAGCTCCTTGCGAACGCACTTGGAGCCGTACAGCATGTCGTACGAGAACCGCGTGCGCTTGTGCTCGCGCGTCACCTCGAGGCGAAGCGTGAGACCGCTCTCCGGATCGACGACGGACTGGAAGTTGCCCAGACCCATGCCGGTCGTTTCGAGCGGACGGTTGGCGAACGCGAAGCAGTCACGGTGGATTTCGAGATTCACCACGTGGCTCGCTTTGAACGTCACCGCGGCGTCGTTGGCCCACGCGACCTTCGCGGCCGGGTAGAACACCATATCGCCGTCCGTACCGGACAGGTCGGTCGCCGACGTCACCTTGTACGTCTGCGTATCGCCCGCCACCGTGAACACGTCGCCGGCCGACGCCTTGGTCGTCAACCCGTCGAAGTGCACCGTGGTGTCGCCGACTTCGACGTCGGCCTGATCCACGAGCACCGTACCGGCCGCACCCAGCGTGTGCGACGGGATGTTCTGCGACATGAGCCAGAGCGCACCCATCTTCCGGCCGATCTGGCCGTTGACGATGACCCCGTCTCCGCCGCCGAACGACGCATCCTGGAACGCCCGCAACATCAGCGCGTTGCCTTCGGCATCCGGGTCGAGCACGACGAACCGGTTGTCCTTCGGGCACAGCTGCTTGTTGAGGATCTTCCGCGCCTGGACGTGTTCCGACGTGTCCACCGCGAACGGCGTCGTCCCCGCCACTCCGGCGAAGCCGAACAGATCCACGTAGTTGGCCAGGATGTCGGTGTCGACCTGGTTGGCCAGCGACTTGATCGCCTCCGCAGCCTGCAGCGGGATGAATCCGTTCATCGCCTGCAGCATGTCCTTGTCATCGAGGTAGAAGGGCGCTTCCTTCCACTTGTCCAGCGGAATCGAGACGCTGGTCGGCGTCTGCGATGCAGTGGACGGCGGCGTCGCCGCGGCCGTGACATCCTGAACCGTGACGGCCGACGCGATCGGGACGTCAATGGTGGAGCCCTTGGAGCCGGCCAGCGCCGAATACCCCGTGTTCACGATTCGCGGCATCACAATGGTCTGCCGAAGGGCAATCAGGCCCTGCGCCAGCAACTGCGGGATGACCGCACTCAGATCATTCGCCATTACTCACTCCTTGGAAAGTTGTTATCCGTTCATCCCGACCGCCACCGGCGACCGTTGGTACGTCCCCGACGTCCTCAATTCTTGACTTGCACCGTTCCGTCCGCAATCCCTTTCAGGTTGCGGCCGAACTCTTCCGCCGACGGATTGACCAGTACCTTCACTGGCGCACGACCACCGGACGTCCCGCCCGGAGCCGCACCACCGCCGGTTGAATCCTGCACGAGATGCGTGGCCGAAGCCAGCTCCCGTTCGGTCCACTTGCCGAGCGTTAGCGGTGCGCCCGGGTTATCCGGGTCCAACACCGTGGTCCCGTTCTTCTCGGCCACCACGGTCCCGCCCTTCACCGTGAACCCAGCGTCACGGGCACGCCGTTTGAAATCGTCGATCGCCGTCGGCTTGACGCGTGCCGTCGTGGCCATCTCCACGAGCTGCCCGTTGAGGATCGCATCATCCGCGCGCGCCTGCTCCGCTTTGAGCTGCATACCGAGCGTCGTGATCTGCTCGGTCAACGGCTTCGTGTGCTCCTCGAGCAGCGTCTTCAGTCGCGCCTCGTCAGCGTCCGCATCGTCCGGTTTCTTCTTCGCCTTGAGGGCTTTGACTTCTTCCGGGTCGATGCCTTCGAACTTCTTCTTGAGCGTGGTGACCTCGCCGGCCAACGCGTCCTTGTCGCGCAGCAGGTTGATGTTGTTGGTGCGGAACTCGTCGAGCCGCTCCTTCGCTACCATGCCGTCCACGTCGAGGTTGAAGTTGCCCTTGTCGTCCGTCTTGTAGAACGCACGCACCGCCTCAGGCAGCGCCGTGTGCTCTGTTGCCGAAAGCACCGCTTTCAGTCCCATGATCGTAACCGTCCTTCTGAATCATCGCGTCCACCCTGGACACGAAGCTAGTGCACCGACAAGCCCAACGCGCATCGACATCGCGTGTGGATCGGTGGATGTTGCACGCTCCGTCGAATCCTCGAGGAGCTAAAGAGTTCGTTCAAACGTCGCTTCTGTCCGTCAAGTGAACGACAAATCGGACACGCCCGACTATCGGCCATCCACATCTTCCGCGCACGCGAGCTCAGCATCTTCGCCTTCGCCGCCGTACGCCATCCGGTCAGAGTCCCGAGATTTGCGTGATCCGTCAATTCGGTCTCCGCAATCGCCGAGGCCCGTTGGCGAATCTTCTTCGCCGCAAACGCCGCCACCCGATCTTTCAGCGTCGTCCCGGTCACGTTGTTCTTAATCAAGTACTCTCGATACAACGCCACCGACCGCGCCTGCATCTTCGTCAACCCAACCATCGGACGAAGCTCTCGCGCCAACTGATCGGGACTCAACCCGCGCTTGGTCGCATCAATCACCGCCTGACGCAATCCCGCACGCGACGACGCCGTCAATTGCGTCACCAGCCGACCGGCGTTCGCTTCAGCGGCGGCCACCACATTCTGGTGGATGGTAGTCAACGACTCCGTCGTGACCGAGGCCACCGAGATCCGCGCACTCTGCTCCACGACGCGCTGCAGCAACGTAAGTGATCGACTCAGTGCCGGCCGTACCAACGTCGCCTTCACCAACGCCGCCACTGCCGTCGGTCCACGGAGTAAGGCCGCACGCAACGCATTCTCCCCGATGTCCCGTTTCAGTTGCGCAAAGGCACGAACCAATTCCCGGGTCAGCGTGTCATGCTGCGTTCCGAGAACGCGTTCCAGTTCTTCGAGCGTACGAATGCCGGGCATTACAGCTCGTCATCCGGAGGCACCGGCGTCTTCCCCTTGCCTTTGCCTTTCACCGGCGGCACGAGGTCGTTCGGATCCAGCGGCAAATCCTGTTGCGGATCGTCCTCCGAATCCTTGTCGATATCGGTTTTCTCGTCCTCTTCGGTTCGCTCCGGGGCCATGACCTCGCCGCGCTTGAGGTTGAAGAACAGCGTGGTGAAGCTAATCGCGCCCGACTGCCACGCGGTGACCAACGCGGTCAACTCCTGCGGCGACAGTTTGACGTCGAAGAACTCGCGGTTCAATTCGAACTGCACCGTATCCGCGTTCAACACGGACATCCACTCGGCCGTCCACTTCAAGAGCTGCGTGATCCCCTGAGAGAACGTGGAGGCAATCGTGGCGAGCACCGACTCTTCTCCCCGATGCCGTGTGCGAACCGCTTCGGCCGTCTCTTGCACTCGCGTCGGCTGGCCTTCGAGCAGCCGTGCCCCGAGCACCGCCATCTGCGCTTCCTTCTCGGTCAACGCTTTCTCGAGCGCGGTCAACCCCTGGCCGGTGAACTCCAACATGCCCGCTTTCGCGTTGGCATCGCTGAACTTCCACGCATTCTGCCCGCCGATGGTCAGTGTCGCCGTCCCGGCCACCCCAGAGACCCACGGCTGTGGCGTACCGCACCAGTGCCGTCCGTTCTCCAGATCCGCCGACGACCGGTAGTGCGAGAGGTTCACATCCACCAAGTCCAACAGCGGCGGTTTCTCGCACTCCAGCGTAATTGAGCGGGACGAGAACCCGACAAAGGGAATGTAGGGGAGCGGCGCACCCTTAATCTGGGGCACCTGCTCCTCTTCGAACTTGACCCACTCGATCGCCGTGTCCGCAACGCCGGTCACCATCGACCCTTCGGTCGTCTTCGTCTTCTGCCGCCAAAGCTGAACCGTATACCGGCCCTCGGTCAGCGACAGTACGCGGTACTGCTCGATTTCCTTGCTGTCGAAGACACCGCCCTCGGTGACACACTCGAACAGTACGACGAGCATCAACTTGCGTTCGCCCTGTTCCCAGCGATACTCCCAGTTGACGATCTGGTCGGCGCGGTACACCACCCAGTACGGCTTGATGTTGAGCGCACCCGCCTTGGGCACGTCAAGCAGTACCCCGAGTCGACCGATCTTGAGCGTCTCGTCCAAGTTCTTCTGAACGAACGCGGCCAGCGTATCGCCGTTGCGGGTGACGTCCTTCTCCCACTCCTTCAGCACCGGCGGCAACTTCATCGTCGGGGCCTTGCGCATGATCGTGCCGCTCAACCCGTGCACTGTCCGTGACGTGCAGTTGTAGAAGAGGGCGCGTTCTTTGTATCCGCGGTACTCAACGGCGTCCTGTCCCCCAAGCTGGGGCAAATACGTCGTCGCCGCCGTCTTCACCGCATCGGTCCCGTCGTACGCATCGCGACAGCGCGACCACTGCGCGAGGTGATCCCGATACTGCGGATGTTTCGTGTCGACACCCATTAGGAGCCTCTCACCTTCACCACGGTCACGCCACCCTTCAGAGTCAACTCGTTGTGTGCGCCGCTGGCGCTATCCACCTGGTCATCGTGCGCGCCGCCCGGGAACACGCAGACCTCGTTGATCCACTCGGCGTTCCACCCGGCCCGCTTCAAGATGACCTTCCCATTCTTTGCACGAATCGCGAACGGCTTGGCTCGCGTCCGTTTGTCCCCGGTTGACTTCAACCCTTGGTAGTCAACCGCGCCTTCGCTCTCCACCAGGTCGTTCTTACGTGAAGTGGTGACCGCCTTGCCAGACGATCCGCCTTCCTCTTCTTCACGCACTTCGACCCCGGGTCCGTCCATTCGGGCGGCCATTTTCACTTGCTCGTCCGCTTGCGTCGAGCTCCACCGGCCGCGGATCACGTCTTCGATCAGCACACTCTGGTCGTCCAACAACGCCATCAGCGTGCCTACCGTCCAGTCCGGGTTGCGATTCTTCGACGACTGTTCCGTCGACGCCATATCCCAGAACCGGACGCGCCGCATCACACGATTCCGCGGTACCTCGTCAACGTACTTATCGAACCACGCACGCATGAACAGGGCACCGCCTTCGGGTTGCGGATCCTGTTGATACTGGGCTCGATAATCCGGATCCAGTAGTGTCGTCTTCAGCTCGTGAACAATCCGAGGCGGAAACCGAGACGGACACAGTGGCTCGCCTTCCGTCGTTCTCGGATCCCGCGGCCCAACACCCGGCACGGCCTTCGGGAAGTCGATCACCAACTTCTTTTCGTACTCCATCGGCAGAATGAGGCACTGGTAGCCATGCTCTTTGGCCCATCCCGCCACATCCCGCAGATGCCCACGCTGCATCGCAATGATGCGCCCGCACCGCGTTGGCGTGTTCACGCGATTGCTCCACACATTGCGGTAAAACTGCACCGTGCCTTCCCGTTCCGTCTCCGAGTAGATCTCGTTGAGGTTGTGCAAGTCGTCCGCACACAAAATGTCGGCCCCGCGTCCGGTCGCCGTGCCGTCAACGCTCGTACTGATCCGATACCCGCGTCGGTTGTTCTCGTAGTTCGTCTTCACGTTCTGGTCCGTCGTCATCTTGAACGTCGGTCGGCCTTTGCGCGCCCACCAACTTTCCGGACCCCACCGCGCTTGAAACCACGCACTGTCCAACAACCGTCGTGACAGGACTGCATGTTCCGTACTCAGGCCGCTCGAGTAGCTGCCGAACAAGAACCGCAATTCCGGCCACTTGATCCACGCCCACGAGGGCATCCCCACCGACATCTGCAGCGACTTCGTCGTTCTGGGTGGTTGACAAATGAGCAAGTTCTCGATCTCAAAGGTCGCCACCGCTTGCAGATGCTCACTCGTTGCGTCGAGGTGCCATCCCCCGATGAACGGCTTCTCCGGTTCCAAATTGTGCCAGCCCATTTCAAGGAACTGACGCAACGACCCGGCCCCGACCTCCGCTTCCAACGACAGTTGGTTGACCCCAGCGAAGGCCACCATTACTCGTCGTCCTCAATCGACTCCGGTGGCTCGTCCACCTTCGCCTTGGCGAGCAAGCCCAGGAGCACCACTTGCTCTTTCGGCTCCAGTTTGCTCCAGTCATGCCGATCGTTGCCCTGCGGTTTGTCCAAATGCATCTTGATGGACTCCACCGGCTTACCGTCGAGCATGTGCGTCGCGAGTTGCACGTACGGAAACGCCACCTTGGGATCGTACGAGAAGAGTCCCCGACGCAGTGCGCGTTTCACCGACGCCGGATTCTTTCCTACGAGCCGAGCGATGTACCGTCGAATACTGGCACGCAGCTTCCGTGCGCCCGGGACTTTGTCCTTCGCACCTTTCGGCCGTCCCCCTCCGGGGTTGCCGGTCTGAAAGCGTTTCGAGTTCGTCGACGCCCGCCGGGCCTCAACGGATTTGGTAGCCACCGGCTCACCTCATATCGGGTTCCGCGGTCATCCGTGTCGGTCCCGGCCACCGGAACAAACGACGGACCGCGTCTTCAATGCGCGAGAATCGCGTTGGCAATTCGTAGCAACGCAACTCCCGATGGGGACTCAGCGGCTCCGCCACCACGTACTGGTCCCACGGCGCGTTCAGCGCCAGTCCCACCAACCGACCCGGATCGTAGCAGACGGCGGCATTCGCTTTCTGCTGGGTCAGCGCGTGATAGTCGAGCAAGATCGTTCCACACTCACTGCACGCTTGCTGCAATTCGGTGGGTGCCTCCGCTCGATGAACGATGTACACGCGTTCCATCGTTTGCGGCGATCGCGCGTTCCTCGTCTGCAAGATCCGCAGCGTCCCTGGAATGAGCTGCATCTTCTTGCCGTCGCCCGTCTCCGGGCAGATGCCGTAGAACTCTCCACCGGGAGACAACGGCACGTAGTGGGTTCGCCCACAGGGCCCACCACACCGATACGATACGTCAAAGGGTTCGATCATTGTGTCCTCCCCGAGGACTAGTGAATTCCCGTACACGCTTTCGAACGCAACGACACCGTCCGTGGTCGGCGTTCAGAGAATTGGCGTCCGTCCGCCGCAAAGTGGATCACCACAAATTCTCCGTCGGCCCACACGATCCGCGGCACGCACCAACACGCGTCGGTCTCGTCGTGCATTCGAAGATCCGCGTCAGGCAGTACATGTAGTGCGCCGTCCATCGTTAGCGAACGCCGTAACACTCCCACGACACCGTAGCCGACGTCCCGCCGGTGCGGATCGCTTTGAAGTTCCGCAAGCTGGCCGCGCCGACAATCTCGATCACACTGCCGGCATTCACCAACTTGCCAACCGACGACGTCGGCGCGTCACCGGTTGTCCAGAACCGAAACGATGCGGTCTCGGTCACGCCGGTACAGCGCCCAACTTGCTTGTCCAATGTGGCACTGTCGAACATGGTCACACTGGCGGTAATCGTCATCGTCTCCTTGGTGAGCGCCGCTACTTGCGCGCATAGGAGTCCACTCACCCCGAGGCAGAGCACGAGCACGCATGAAAGAATTCGGGTCATCGGCACACCCACGTAATCTTGTCCGCCGCGGTGAAGACGCCGGTGAAGGTCAGCGTCGTGGTGGTCGCGATCACATTCACGGCCGCCACACTAGATTCGTTGTTGGCCACACAATGCGGCGCAACCGAGTAGGTGCCGGCGAACGTGATCACCCCACCCGTATCGCCGCCCGCACCCGTGGTCACCCGACCGGCGAAGTCCACCGACCCGGCTTCAATCGTTCCCGGAGTGACCCCGAATCCCGATGTCCCGGTCACGGTCGTGCCGCCCGCAATCTGGGCCGATGTCACCAACGCATTCGTCGTCAGTACCGTACTGTCCGCGTTCGGGAATGTGTAGGTCTTGGCCGTGCTGGCAGGACCGGCGATAGTGAAGAAGGCGTTGTTGGTACCGCCATTGGCCACCGGCAAGATACCGGAGACATGGCCGGTCAGCGTGACCTTGCCCCAGGAGGGACACGTCGTCGCGCCGCCACTGATCAGCGCATTGCCCGTCGCGGCCCCGGCCAATCGTCCCCACACGGTTGCGCTGGAGGCACACAGGACGTCGCCCTGCGCCTGGGAGGCGACGAGCAAGTTGGCGACCGGCAGATTCGTCAGGTTCTGTCCGCTCACCGCCGGCAAGGGATCCGGTAGGCCGCCAATGCTGCCCGCCGGGTAAATGGTGGTCTGGGCCGAGGCCAGTGATGCTGTCAAGAGCATCCCCAGCATCCACCCGAATAGCACGCGTCGTTCTCGCATCGTGTCCTCCCGTAATAACGATAGTTACCGCGTCGGCAACGGTGGCGTGGCCGGCGTCGCTTTCTTCACGGTCTTGGTGGTCCAATCGAATCGATCGCCGGTGCCGTCGTCCTTCCAGGTGCCGCCGAGCCCCGTGACGAGATCCTTCTCCAGCACTTTTAGTTCCTTGTCCAACTGCGCCCCGACGCCCTGCGCGGCATTCTGGAGGAGCGCATTGATGGTGCCCTGCGCGGCATTCACCGAGGCCGTCAGTGAGCGCACGCTTTCGTTCGCTTGTGCCGTCAGGATCTTCTGGGAGCCGAGGTCCGCCTGGCACTGCTGCAGCGGCGTCATGTCGACGCGACTGGTGGCCCGGGCGGGCGTAATAAGTAAGAAGGCGCTGAGCGCGAGCATCACGGACAGCACCCGAATCGCATTTCGCAACATCAACTGCATGGTTCTAATCCTCTCCAGAGTAGGTGGACACACGAAAACACAAGGAACGCAACCGGTGCATGCTTCTATCGAAATAATGCCGGCGGCACGTGCCCTGTGTGGTTTCGCCACGATGGCACAACGTTATTTCAAAATCATCCGCTTGATTTCTTGTGTTTTCTCGTGCCTTTCATCGTAGACCTCAAATTCTCACGAGGTTCGATCAGCAATTCCGGTCCCGTTTCGTTGCTCATTCGGGTTCACGCCGAATCCCCGCCCCCGAGGGGGTCTCGGCTGTTTTAACCCTTAATTGAACGGAAAACGTTTATTTAACTTAGGTTAGAAGGAAGTTTATCGACTTGGCGGCCCTCCCCTGGGGGCGCGGAATTCGGCGTGAATTTCACCGATGCACCAACCACCGTACGTACTGACGCATGATCATCCACTTTCCGCATTTCCTTCTTGACGAGATTTCCGCCCAAATTCAACGAGTTTATCGACTTTTATTCCCCGTAACCTGTTTCGTGCATTCGTCGGTGTTTATCAACTAGTTGATAAACGGACCCCGGGCCGAGCGATAATAAAGTTACGTGAAACCGACCCGGCACCGCCCGGGGTGCGACAGGAGACGACCAATGGGAAAGAGTGATGATGGGGGACCGGCGCTAGTAGAAGGCCGCATCCTTCCGATGTCTATCGAGTTATTCGAGCGCGAGTGTCTACACGTGGTGCGGTCTATTCCGCTTGACGATCCGCTGGCCGACTTGAACACGCGACAATTAGCTGTGAAGGCCGTGCTGCTGTGCCGAGAGTTCACAGATTACCGAGCAAAACAAGCCATGCTCACGGCGCGGCAGGAGACGTAGGAGAGATAGGTATGACGAAGCAGCAGATGTTCTGGCTTGGTATGCTCACCGGCGTCGCACTGATGACGATTGCGTCCATACTAGATTCGGTATGGCGATGACACCCACCGTCTGGAACCGCCGTGATCCCCGTACGCCGGAGAATGCGGTGTACGTCGGCCGACCCACGAAATGGGGCAACCCTTTTCTTCTTGGCCGCGATGGCAGCCGGGAAATGGTGGTATCCCGCTTTCGTGAATACCTGCGCGATCAGCCGGCCCTCGTAGCCGCCGCGAAGAAAGCGCTCAAAGGAAAACACCTCGTCTGTTGGTGCGCTCCGGAGCAATGTCACGCGTACGTCTGGTTGGAAATCGTCAATACGGAGACACTATGAATTATAATGCGTCGATCGCCCTCGATCAAACCCACCGCCTGTTGAGCGTGATACTGCTCGTGGTGTGGCTGTTCCTCTCCTTCGTGGGCACGCTATTCGTAGTGCGTGTGTGCGTTGGCAACGGATTAGAATGGACCTACGACGGCATCCACCACACCCTTGTGCTTGGACCCGTTCGTAATTAAGGAGGAAGCGATGGAATGGATTGGGACCTACGTCTGGATCGTCGGGAAAGTGATCGCCTCGTGGTACGTCGTCATCTTCGCGATGCACGACCACGGACATCGGGTGCGCGTAGCAGCCGAGAAGACCCGTACCGCCGAAACGCCGGGGACCGTCGCGGTTGTCAACACGCTGCTGGTGTTGGGGATCCTGTTTCTCATCTGGAGGACGCGATGAACGTACGGATCGGCGACCGCGTCTGGGATAGCGTCGACGCGCTGTTGGGCGATGCCTCGGCCGCGGCCGGGTTGCGCAACGAGGTGGACTCGCTTCGCTCCTTCATCGGCGCGTTGGCTGCCGAGTTCCCCAACGGCGTCCGGGTGAAGGTGAAAACCTTCGACGCGCATCTGAAGTGGACGATCACCTTCGACGCCTCCGACAAGACATATCTACTGTCACCCCACCCTACGACCACGATCACGCGGCCGCTAGCGGTATTCCCGGGCGTCGGGTTGGTCGTCGAGAAGATACGGACCTCGTGCGTTCACGGACGGACGCGGAAGACCGACCAGGCAGAGACGGTACGCGGACCCGGGTGGGGGAATACCGCCACGCAGCGGATTCTCCCGGTTGAACAGTGCCTCGACTGCGGTGCCATTCGCCGGGACGCCGGGCCGTGGAGGACCAATGGCTGAACCGATTGAACGTCGCTCCTTCTTACAGGGCCTCATCGCCTCGGTGGCCGGGTCCACCGCGTTGGTGACACTCGCCTCACCCACCGAAGCGGCGTTGCTGAAAGAACGCGACCCCGTCCGGGTGGTGCAAGAGACGCCACGGTGGGACCCAACCGCCGCCATGGCAGGACTCGACGTCTTTGTCCTCGGCCGGAAAGGCACACTGATTCCGGTCGGAACGTTGCGGTCCATTACGATCAAATCCGAGCGGCATGCGATCACGTCACTCGACGGCAGCTACGAGATGTATATTCCGTCGAGTATTCGAGCCGCTCGCGGCGAGTTCGGCGGGTTCCTGACGGATGAGATGGCCGACAAGTTGGGCGACCTATGACACCCAACGAATTTCTGTACGATGTTCTCACGCGTGTCGAAGACGAACTGTCCAAGATACGCAACGTCGGCCCGGTGATTGCCCAACCATGGTCAGCCGAGGTACGAGCAGAGGCATTTCACTTCCAGCTGCAGTTCTTCGGGCCGTTGGACGAAGAGCGGGTACAGGTCTGCGTCGGGTGTTTACTACAGTACGTACTCCAGAATATTCCCGGGTGGGTGGAGTTCATGACCCTGCCCGACCCACAGGTAGACGAACGGACCCGATGGACAAAAGTATGGGACCCAAGAAGCGGCATCAGCCTTCGCCTCGTGTGGCAGTACCTGCGCGTCAACTCCGAGCATCCACTGCATCGGGACGTGTGGGCGATCGACGGCCTTGTACGAAACGTGCCGGGTCTCTGAACATTCAATTTCACCCGGATGCATTCTCGTTCGTTGCCGAGGCCCTCGACGGCAAGGGTATCGAGAGTTTGATACATAAAGCGCTTGTCGCCGAGGCCGAGGCGTTGATGCATGAAGCGAAACAGCGTATGCCGTACAACTACGTTGAAGACGAAGCGACGCGATTCGAAAAAGCGAAAGACATTACGGAACAGGTGACGGTACTCAAACGGAGGTAGGACGGTGGAGATGTATCGACTGAGACACGGTGCCTGGCTGTTTGCCGGGGTAGAACGGGTAGGCAACGGACGCATCAAACGGGTGACCCTCGATGCAACGGGCGTGATGTCGGGGGATCGGCGGTTGTGGACCGACGCGGAGCTCACGCATGTCCGTCATCTGAAGAGCGAACTCGCTATTGCGGGAATGGAGTTCGTCCTCGAGCATCGCATCGCGGACCGGGATACGGAAGAGTGGGAGGTGGTGTCATGATCACCACGACCCGACAACTCGCCGAGGCCCTGGCTGCGCTACCCGAGGCGACCGTACTCGTCGGCGCATCCGAGCAACATGTAGGCATCCGTTTGGTGCCGACAACGGTTCACCTATCCTTCGACGGACGGGTGACCGCGCCGTGTGAGCAGCGGCCCTCGTGTTGGTACTGTGTGCGCAAGTGGACGCTGGTGGAGGGGATATGCCTGGACTGAAACTCCATCCAATGCTCGCCACGGCGTATCAACCCAAGTACGTGGAGCAGTGTTGGCGTGACTGGGTCCTGGAAGAGAAGCTCGACGGCCACCGCGTATTCATTCGAGTCGGCAAGCGGGTCACCGCCTATAAGCGGCCGCGTCGTGGTCAGATGCCGGTGGCGGAGCTTCCCGACCATCTGCGGACGCATCTCTCGTGGCTTCGTCCGGGACTGTACGACGGTGAGTTGCTGGCCGGCGATACGGCGACCGACGTCAAGCGCAAGGACCTGCAACACGAAGCACGCGTCGTATTGTTCGACGTGCTCGAACGCAACGGCACACTACTGATCGGGCAGTCGCTTGCCGCACGACGGCAGTATCTCGAAGAGGCGTACACCCGGTCATGGACCCCGGTGGTTCGGCTGATCGACCAAGCGACGGTACGTACCGAAGCGGATATGAAGGCGCTGGCCACGCGCATCATCAAGCGCGGCGGCGAGGGTCTGATGCTCAAACACCGGGTGTCGACGTACGAACCGGGCGAACGGACGCGTACGTGGTTGAAATACAAACGCTTCAAGACCGCGGCCCTTCGCGTAGTCGGGTTCGAAGAAAGCCGGGGTGAGAAAGTGAATCGCGGCCGCTATGCGGTGGTGTTGCTCCGTGATGCCCGAGGGAAAACCACCAGTGTGAAGACGCTGGACAACGAGCAGCTCCGACGATTCGAAGAGCGCGCACGGTCGGTCTCTGGGCATGCCCAACATCCGGATATCGGACGGATGCTGCGCATCGAGTTTCCCCGGTGGACACGCGACGGCGGCTATCAAGGACCCGTGATGTGGGACCGATGGGAGGACGAATGAAACCGACGGCAGAGCGCGTTGCGTGGTGGATTCTGATCGCCGTGGTAGCGCTGTTCGCGATGCACGGCATCACATACGAAGCGTACAAGGCGGGCTACCGCGACGGGATTCAATTTGCGATCGACCGGGTCAATCTCCAGATCGAACAGGTGGACCGTGCCAATACGCCCCGATAGCTTCGTGATCTACGACGGGCCGTCCGTCCTTCCAGGATTTGCCGGCCCACGCATCCTGGTCGTTGTGACACCGCCCGCCGCTACGCCGAATCGCAAACTCGGCGATATGTGGCAAGCCTGGATCCTCGTCGCGAAGACCACCCCAGGGGTTGCGAACCGCCACGACGACGACCGCGCGATCTGTGGCAACTGCGTGCATCGCAAAGGGAACGAGCAAACCGGACGCACCTGTTACGTGCCGGTATGGCGCGGGCCGCAGTCCATCTGGCGACGGGAACAGCGGGAGCCGTACCCACGTTACTCGAACACGCAGATTCGTTCGGTGTTGAACGGCGGGTATCTACGTATCGGCGCGTACGGTGACCCGGCCGCAGTGCCGCTACCGATATGGCAGTTGATCCTGCCGGTGCTGGCCGGATGGACGGGGTACACGCACTTCTGGCGTGACCCGGCGAACGCGGCCTTGCGGTACTTCTTGATGGCAAGCGTGGACAATGCAGCGGAGCAGCGTGAGGCGCGTCTCCTCGGCTGGCGTACGTTCCGGTGTCGTACGCCCGAGGAACTCCTGGCACGGGATGAAATTGTCTGTCCGGCGTCGGCTGAAGCGGGCCATCAGACGGTGTGCCAGAAATGTCAGCTGTGCCAGGGCAATACGGTGAATGCGAAATCGATCGCCATCGTGGCTCACGGCCGGGCCGCACAGCGTTTCATTCGCACTCGCACCATGCGGTCGTTGCTCGCGTGAAGACCCGTCGTCGCCAACCGTCGTTGCATCCACGGACGCCGCGTACCCGAGGGACGTTGCTAGAACGTCTCATACGCTACGTAAAGTACAACCGGCAGACCGGATGCCGGGAGTGGACCGGGGCGTACTCGACAAAGAAGTGGAAGAAGTCACACGCACACTGCAATCCGCGTCCCGTCATTCACCTGGGTGGACAGGGAACGCCGGTCGTGCACGTGGCCCGGGTAGTACTGTTTTTGAAGGACGGCGTACCCCTCGAAGAACGCGTGGGACTACACGCCGCCCATTCGTGTGACAACTATAAATGCGTTGATTTGCGCCACTTGTCGTGGCAAACACCAGAGGAAAACTATAGTGACTATGTCCGTCGTCGGCAAAAAGCGCTCTTCCCTGTTCGCCCGCGTCGCACCGCTGTATAACTGGGTTCGCTATCGGTGGATCCGGCACCGGTACCCGTATCAGCACGACGATGAGCCACCACGGTCGTTGACAGACCTCCAGAAACTCCGTCGGTCGTTGCGCAACTTACACGACGAGTGGCGTGTCGGCCAGGAGCCGGCGACACAGGTTACGCCGGGGTATAAAGCGGGCCTACTGGCATTCGGGCATATGTACTACCTGATCGACGAGCTCATCAAAGCGCGGGCCGGTCGCGCAATCGAATTGTTGGAAGACGACTTCGAAAGGGCGGAGCGCGATGCCAAGAAAAGGGTATAAGCAAAGTCCGACGCATCGGGCGCGACGGGTTAAGAAACTCAAAGGTCGGACCCTGTCCCCACGCCACTGTACCGCAATCAGCGAGGGGATGAAACGTCGCTTCGGACGCCAACCGAAAACGATCCACCGGACCAAGATCGTCCGCGTGAAACCGCACCAACAGCTAGCCTCGATACCCCATCCCAGCTTGCTGGCGGTCTGGGGAATTGCCAAGGCGCTGGGCTGTGAACGGATCGAGAAACACAAGGCGTCCGGCGGGTTCGCGGCCCTGTTCCCGTCGGCGAAGTTCGCTACGATCGAGAGTGTGGAGCCGGCGGCTACGGCACTCTGGAAAATGGCGAAGAAAACACCGTACGGCATTGCCAAAGATGGGACGAACGCGCCGTGGGCGGTCACATTTTATTGGACCACGGAATCGACACCCATCACGTGAAACGTCAGCAATTCCGGGCCTGAATTCATCACCGGAATTGCTGAGGTTTCCACGAACCGGGCCCAGGGAAGCCCACCCTGAAGGCACGTGTACGGGCGGGCCGGACCACGCCAATTGGGAGGTTTCGCTGAATTGCTCCGGAAACCTCACGAAAATTGGTGTGGGTTTCCCGGGCCGTTTCGGGGGATAATTAGACGCGCGTTACAGCGCCTTTGCGGCCACACCGGCCGGAGAGCATACGGGACGGGAGATTCGGAAATGGCGAAACGACGACACGGCAAACCGGCACGGCGCAAGACCACGAAGAAATCCGCGAAGAAATCCGCCAAGAAAACCAACCGATGGAACGGCTTCGTGCCGAGCGGCCTGTCGCTGTCTCGTGCTCGTGGCCTCGGCGCGATTCGCTTGCCGCTGCTGGCGTGTGCGGAGCGCAAGACGCTGGTACTGGGCGAGCAGACCCGGACACGGCCGCAGCGCTTTGCGGAGTTGAGCGAAGCGCGGTACGAAGCACGGCAGCTGGCGATGTACAACCCCAACACGGTGTTCCACTATCACCAGGAGCGGCCCGGCGGCAAGTTTCAAATCGAAATGGCGGGCCTGTTGGCCGCGAAGTAGGAAACACGAGAACGGCGGATGATCGTCGCTCATGGGGAGCGACGTGTCGGTATTTCAACGTTCATTCTCAGGCAGGAGAATAGACACAATGGCAAAAGGTAATTTCGTTCCCGTCGCTAGCCTCGCTCGGATCTGTGCAATCTGTGAAGACACGTTCGCGTTCGGCGGGCGTCGGGTGTGCGACGGCTGTCGCAGCGAGTTCGGCTCCACGAAGGAGGTTGAAGATCTGGATGAGCGGATGGACGACCTCACCGAGGAGATGACGAGCCTGGAGCGCGACTCCGTCAAGGAGCGCGACGTCGAGAAGATGATTGCGGAAGCGATCGAGGAAGCGCTCGACGAGTTGGAGACGGTTGACGAAGACGAGGTTGAAACCTTGATCGAGAAAGCGCTGGAGGAGTTCGATATCAACCAGCGTGTGCGGGAGGAGATGGAACCGCATATCGAAGTGTTGGAGAAGGACATCCGGGGTGTCCGGCGTATGGTGGAAGAGGACACCGCGTCGGACGAGGCGCTTCAGGAACTTAAGGAAGAGATGCGGCAGGAGATCGCCGAGCTGCGGCAGGAGATCGCCGAGCTGCGGTCCGCCTTGTCCGGCCGGTCGTTCCTGGCCAGACTGCGAGGACTGTAATGCGTCTCGTCCATACGAACCAGAATCGTGAAGTGTTCATCGGCGACGAGGTCGTCAGCTTTCGTGGCGACCGATACGTGGTGGTGGGTTCAATCGAACCTCAACACGAAGGCAGTACGGGCCGGGTGCTCGTACAGGAAGTGCTTCCGAAGGGAACGAAGAAGCGCGCACCGACGATGACCCAAGCGTACTATCCGGCGGTGTTCGACTTGCAGTGGGTCCCGTAGGAAGCAAAATGAACTTGCGCGGATAAACATCCGCGGGAGAACCTGGCACCGAGGGTCGGTGTCAGACACAGGAGGACGCAATGGCGAAGAAGGTTGTGAAGAAGAGCAAGGGCAAGACGGCGGGCAAGGGCAAGCCGAAGGGCGAGAAGATGGTCGCGACGAACGTGCGGTTCGAATACAGCCGGACATTCGCGAAGGCGCTCGGCCGGGACGGCAGCGGCAAAGGCAAGGCGCGTCGCAACGATGTGAAGGAGTGGGCACGCACGGCACTCCAGAAGGCGATGGACGCGCTGGTCGCCGGCGAAGCGACGGAGCCGGACGACGACACGGACGAAGACGACGACGAAGACGACGAGTAGCTCGGCCGGGCCGGGGCAGATATCCTGCTCCGGTCCGTAACTTACTTATAAGGCCTGGAGGCAGCCATGGCAGCGGTGTTAGGAGACGACGGCACGATGGACACGGTCGTATCGTGTTCCGAGTGCAACGAAGAGACCCGATACAATTTCGACGGCGTCGGGTCGTATCAAGAGTTTGTGAAGTGGGCGCTCGGCGATTTCGACGAGACGCACGAATGTGACGACAACCATACGGAGGCAGCCGATGGCAAAGAAGCGTAGTCAGACACCCAACGCGATGGTGGTGTTGGCCGAAAGCATGTACACGGTCTTAACACCCGACAGTTCGATCACCTCGCTACCGTCCGATACGTTGATCGTATGGGCGGTACGTCGATTCGATACCAAGACGGTCGACCCGGTAGGCGCGGTCCGTGCCGTACTTCGGTACGAGTCCGGACTCCCGCTGCCCGACGGTACGGAAGTCGACCGCATCATGGGACCGTTGCGGAGGGCGCGATGATCTGCCTCCGCTGCGGCAAGATGCTTCAGGTGGACCGTGAAGCCGAACGCGAGGGACTGGGTCCGTGTCTCTGCAAAGGACCGTACCCGGCGACGGTGACCGGCCGAACGCCAACCGACCCGGCGGTGCAACGCATGCCGCTGACGAAGGGAGGTGGACGATGAAGGCGCGTACCCGACGCCAGCGTCTTCTGGCAGTCAGCTACTACGAACCGGACGCGACCAACCCCAGAAAGTTGGTGGCTGTCCATACCGCCTTGTTCGAACACCCGATTGACTTGATCGCCTTCGTGCAGAGCAAGACGCACGTAGGGACCGAGCTCACAACGACGGCGTGTGCGACATGCGGCCTGTCGTTGCCCGAACATGCGGCCGCGCAGAAGGCGTTGGGTGCCAAGAGCTGGTCGAAAAAGAAGCATGCCTGGCAGGAACAGCCACCGCTCGTCTTGCCGACACCGCACATTCGCGTGTACCTGGCCCGGGCCGCGGTGCAGGTGTCGTGCAAGTTGCCGAAGATCAAGAAGGTCCGGGTCAAAAAATCGAAAGGCCCGAAGAGCAAGGAGAGCCACTGTAACTTGTGCGGCAAGTGGGTGGCCTTCAAACAGATGACCGACACCGGGTTGGTTGAGGCCACGTGCGGGCATACGTTCGATATGAAGGAGTGGATGCGGTTGGCGAAGAAAGTCTCCAAGACCAAGATGGAGCAGCGCCGGTACCGTATCTTCCTGTACGACGCGTTCCACAAGACGGTCGGTACGCAAGTCTGGAGCGGCAAGCGGGAAGAGGACATGGAGAAGCAGAAGGCGATCGTGTGTCGGGTCGCCGGGATCAAGCCGAAAGAGTTCGAGAAGAAATTCATCTGGAAACTTCAATAGGAGGCAATCATGGTGGGTGGACTCAGAATCGGAAAGCCGCTCGACGTCCGTCGGTCGGTGGGTGAGCGTCGGCGTCGGTACTTCAAGCGGCTGCGCCGGGCCGCGGAGGCAACGGATCGGGAGGTTCGATACGCGATGTATCGGGAGAAGATCGTCCGCAACAATCAGCAGCTGATCGACGATATCGCGCGAGGCAACGGGCCGCACCGACTGCTGGTGGAGAATCAACCGGAAACACACTTCCGGCGTTTCTTGAACGTCGTCGCGTCCCCGGTGTCGTCGTTGCGTGGCTTCGGGCGTCGGATGTTCCGGTCGTCCCAGAAAGGTCGCGGCTAATGCGGTGCGTGGAGTGTTCGGTACAGGCCGTCCGGTCGAACGGACGGATTCGATTTCGGCCGGTAGTCCGCGACGGCCTGTGCCAGCTCCACCTCGACATGCACGAATGTCGAATTGGGCGCTCTCGTGTTTCTGCGTTGTCTGCTCCGGCGGCTGCCTCCGACCGAGCGTGCGGGCGTGCGGTGACCGAGAGCGTCCAATCCGACATTCGTTCACAACAGGAGGCAGCCTGTGAAGATTCGTCTGGTACCCAAACCCTTGATCCCCATCCCACGACGCGTGCGGGTGGTCTTGCATTTCCCACGGAAGGACAAAGCGTCGATTCGAGACGTCACTGACCCAGACATTCGCGCACGGCTGAAAGAAAACCGCCGTGAGCGCCCGTATGGACACGACTCGCTGGGACTGGCGTGTGGCCATGTGGTCACGAGAATTCGCAAGGCACCGAAAGTAGTCTACGCTCAGATCGGATGTCTGAGCTGTGCCCTGCGACTGAAAGAACTGCACGAGCGCATGGCGCACTCGGCAGAAAAGAAGACGCGTAGGCGTCTGAAGGACGAAGAGGTCGTAGTCATGGCAAAGAAGAAGACGGAAGCGTCGAGTGCGGTGTACAAATACGTCGGGGAACCCAAGCGGGTGCCGCGACCGACGTCGAAGAAGGGGTACTTGCTGGCAGCGCTGAAGAAGCTCAAGAAGGCATCCGTCGTCAAGGTGGTTGCGGCCGCGGTCACGCTTGGACTGAAGAGCAGCAAGACCGGCGACGCGGATCGACAGATGAGCTACCTCGTCAAGCGCGGCGCAGCGAAGCTGGTGTCGGACGGCAAGGACGACGCGCCGGAGAAGAAGGAGTCGGGCAAGGCGAAGGCGAAGGCGAAGACCGGCAAGAAGGTCAAGCTGAAGACGAAGGCCAAGGCCAAGGCCAAGGCCAAGGCCGAGAAGAAGGGAGCCGCCGTGAACAAAACGAAGAAGAGCACGAAGCCGGAGCGCGACGAGGAGGAGGTCGTGGACGACGAGGAAGATGAAACCGAAGACGACGACGTCGACGAAGACGCGGATGAAGACGAGGACGAGGACGAGGACGAGGACGAGGACGCCGACGACGAATAGGCCGGCACCGGGTCCCGCGAGCACCGGCTTGCGGGACCCACATTTCTGACAGGAGCATCTCGTGGTTGGAGTCATTGCGAAGATCGTGAGTGATCGTGGGTTCGGATTTATCAAAGGTGAGGACGGCCAGCAGCGGTTCTTTCACCACACAGCGGTAGTCAAACCGGCCGTGTTCGCGTTGCTGGAAGAGGGTCAGCAAGTGGAGTTCCTGACCAACGATAAACGACCTGGTGAGCGCGGCCCTCGGGCAGAACAGGTCCGCTTGTTCGACGTAGACACGCCGACGGCCCCGGAGCCAGTGAAACCGAACGAGCTGATTCGCATCGAAGAAGAAGGTCGTCGGTGCACGATCTGTCCAGAGCGAGCCGTGGCGTTGGTCCACTCGTTTCCGGTATGCGACTGGCACATCCTTCACGGCGAGGGCGAGAGCTGCAACACCTGCGGACGTGGACCGGTCATCCGCGACAGCAAGTGCGTTGTCTGCTTGATGTAACGCTGTGGCCCTCTTCCGTCTGCGCTCTGAACCGTTCGCACCGAGGACGTTCTACCCGCACCAGAAGCGGGCCTACCGGTACTGCGAGCAAACCGATACGCCGGCACTCTTCATGGAGATGCGTCTGGGGAAGAGTCCGGTCATTATTCGATGGGCCGAGGCGCACAACTGGAAACGTATCCTGTTGGTGGCGCCGCTGACCACGCTCCCGGCCCCGGCGTGGTCTCGAGAGCTACGTCTCGAAGGTGTACCAATGGGACGGATCCACCTACTGTCGGATCTCCCAACGAAGCAACGGTTTCAATACGTCAAACAACACGAAGGGTGGCACCTAATCAATTTCGAAGGGCTGCGCGCGATTCCGGCGTTGGCGTTCATTAACTGGGACTGTGTTATCGTGGACGAGTCAACTCGGATACGAAATCCACAAGCCCAGATTACGAAACTGTTGACGAACGGATTCCAGCACGTGCGGTCGAAGGCGATCCTGTCGGGACTCCCACGGCCGAAGAGCGACCTCGACGTGTTCAGTCAGTTCCGTTTTCTCAACGGCGAGTTCTGCGGCTACGACAACTACTGGAAGTTCAAGTCCGCGAAATATCATCAGGGTTGGTTCGAGCACGACTGGCAACCGAATAAGGGCACACGCGACCTTATCAAGCGCGAGACGCACACACGGGCGTTTTGCTTGACACTGAAGCAAGCGAAGATGGGCAACAAGAAGATCTACAAAGCGCGGGTCGTCAATATGAATGCGACCCAGCGGCGGGAACAGAAGCTGATCCTGAAAGAGTTTCGCTCCGGCGTGTCGGGGACGGACACGAAGTGGGTCGGGGCGCGTGTGACGTGGCTGTCGAAGCTCGCGGGCGGGTTTGCGCCCGACAACACGCTGGTGTCGGATGCCAAGTTTAAAGAGTTGGACCGTATCGTCCGCGAAGAGTTTGCCGGCAAGCCGATCGTGGTTTGGTTCCGATTCAATCACGAACTGGACGAGGCGCTCCATCGACTACGAAAGAAACGCGTGCGGGTGGCGGCGATCAACGGGGCGACGCCGAAAGCGGAGCGCGGGCCGCTGATCTCGAAATTTCAGCGCGGACAGATTCAGGTTCTCCTCATGCAGGGGCAGGTGGGTCAGTACGGGTTGGATCTATCGGTAGCCGACGTGGCGGTCTACTACTCCAACACGTATGATGCGGAGGTCCGGTCGCAGACGGAGAAGCGTATCGAGCATATGGCCAAGCGGGACCGGCCACTTCTCTACATCGACTTGATCACACGGGGGTCGGCCGACGACGATGTGGTGGAATCGTTGAAGGACAAGTCGTGGGATATCAAGCGTTTCTCTTCACGCATGTTGGAGACGTTGATTCGAACGATCGCAGCATAACTATTCGGAGGCATCGATGACCAAGACGTACGTGCAAGTGTTCGACGAGAAATTCGTAAAGGTACGACAACATCCGGTGATTGCGGCCGCGCAGAATCCGCTGCTGACCTGTCAGGTGGATCTGACCTACGAGGTACTCCGAGAGATGTTCGAGCTCTTGGATGCGGCCCAGGGACGGTTCGACGCGTTGACCGATTCGTCAGAGGCAGTTCTCGTGGCGGCACTGCAGGTCTTTCCGCGTGTACTGATCGAACGGAGTTTGTCCTATCAAACGTTACGGCCACGGCGCTACGAAGAAACACTTCGCGTTGCGCTGATGTGTTCGTCGGCGCTCGCTGCGGTGGATACGGCGGTCCAGCTGGCGGGTCCGCTCAACCAGACCTCCGAACACTTGCGTGACTGGATCGAACGCGAGCGGAGGGCCGGGCGATGCCGTCCCGAATAGCACAGTGTCGGCTGCTCGTGGCTCTCGATCCGGGTTTGAACGGTACTGGGGTGGCCGTATTTCAAGACGCCACCCCGATCAGGACCGAGGTCGTGTACACGAAGCGCGGTGCTGAATGGTGGCGGCGGGCACGAGCGATTGCGGACGCGGTCGCCCAGATCACCGAAGAGGAGTCGCGCAAGACGACATGGAGCCGGGCAACGCCGTATCGTGTCGTCTGTGAGACCACCCAGTACATGGGTACCGGAATGGGCTGGAAGACCGGCGACTTGCAGCGACTCACATTTCTCGACGGTGTTTTGTACGAACGACTCCGGCCGGCACCGTTCCTTCCGATCCTACCGATGGACTGGAAGGGGCAACTACCGAAACCGGTGGTCGAAGATCGCATCCGAAAGATCCTCGGCGCGACGGTGTGTCGTAAACTGAAGATTGAAACCCATGCGTGGGACGCAACGGGTATTGGCCTATGGGCCGTAGGGAGGTTCTGAGTGAAACTGAAACTGATTCCACTGCGCGTCGTTGAGTCTGACATGGACCGAGGCAACCTGTACGATCCGGAGCGCGACGGCGTCACGGCCGGGTTGCTGAGCAACTTCAAAGGATGCCGCGAACGTGCCCGTCTCTTCCTCGTCGGGTGGACCTCGCGTCGGGAAAAGATGGCCACGATCTTTGGGTCCATCTGCCACTACGTTCTGGAGCAGACCTACGATCGCATCCGGCGGAAGAAACTCACGGAGGCTCCGTCCGCTGAATGGATCCTCAAGATGTGCCACACGGCCGGGGAGGTCTGGAAGAAAGACAACCCACGGGCGTCCGGCGACGCGATCAAAGAACTCGAGTTGAGTATCGCGATGGCCCGGGTCTTGATGCCGGCGTACTTCAAGCACCATCGCCTGGATCTGAAACGCATGGCATGGATTCAGCTGGAACAGGAATTCAAGATTCCGTTCGAGGTCGTCACGAAGAGCGGCAAGCACATGCGAACCTTTCTCCGTGGCAAAATGGACGGCGTCTTCCGAGACCTTCTCGCCGGCAAGGGGTCCGGCGCGATCCGCTTGCTGGAGACGAAGACCAAGTCACGCATCTCACCGGATGTCTTGGTGGACATGCTGCCGCATGACTTTCAAACCGGCGTCTACCTGACGGCACTCCAGCATCTGCATGGAGTCGAGCCGTCCGGATTGATCTACAACATCATTCGCCGACCGGGCCAACATTTCAAGAAGAGCGACACGATCACGTCGTACACGGCCCGGGTGGCGAAGGAGGTCCAGAAGAAACCGCAACACTACTTCATTCGGCTTCGTGTTGACATGAGCAAGAAGGATCTCCAGAAAGTCCGGCAGGAGTTGACGGCGCTGGTGAGCGACTTCTTGCTGTGGTGGGCCGGAGAGTCGGGTCACTACAAGAATTCGGATCAGTGCGAGGGCAAGTATGGCCGCTGCGGGTATCTCGGCGCGTTCTGTGGCGGCGAGGGCGCGGGACGGTCCGGGTTCTTCAAACGCAACAAGATGTTCCGAGAGTTGGAGGGTTGACATGCATCTGAGAGATTTCCAACATATCAACGAAGAGCGATGTGAAGAAGTGTTCCACCCGTTGCATCACTGGAGTGCATCCGATTGGATGACCGCACTCGTCGGCGAAGTGGGCGAAGCCGCGAACTTCTTGAAGAAGCGGCTACGGGGCGAGCACATTTCTGACAAGGACATTGCCAAAGAACTCGCGGATGTGCAAGCGTACCTGACCCTACTCGCGTCCAGCCTCGGTATTGATTTGGAGGCGGAGGTGATCGAGAAATTCAACGAGGTCTCGAGACGACGAAACGCGCGTCTGTTCATCGGCAGTCACGGAGGCCGGGAATACGTCGGGCGTGTGTCGTCGGTCACACCAAATCTGCGACAGGAGCCGACATGAGTCGCAAAGTTGTCATCGTGGGTGGTGGGTTTCTCGGTCAGCTGGCCAAGACCCTCATCACCCAAGCACGGGTGTTGGACTGGCGGCCGCAACCGCAGACCAAAGGTCAGTCGCGGTTCTACGGAGCTAACTACCTGCACGAACCGCTCACGGGACTGCCGTGTCACGAATTCTCGGTCGTGACGCATATCGACGGGTCACCGGCAACGGACGGCGCGATCGAACAGTACAAAGCCAAGGTCGGCAAGAGTTCGGATCTCCGGCTGCGTGACTTTCGAAAGCAGTTCATTGAGCACACCACGGGCTACTCCGTGGAACTTCCGCCGCTGACGGTGGAGTACAATCAGCGGGTCAATGAAATCAATCCGTTCAACCGAATCCTATTCATGGCCTCGGGCGAGCGGATCGAATTCGACGTATTAATTTCCACGATTCCCCTACCGGCCCTCCTGTCGCTGTGCAAGCGACCAGAGCCGGTCGGCAAGCTGCAGTCCAAACCGATCTACGTGGTCGTCGAACCGCGTCCGGTCACCGACATCATGCCTCCGGCGGTGTACGTGAACTACATCGCCGACCCCGCCACGTCGGTGTATCGAATCACCGATCGTGAAGATGACCGGCACGCGGAGCGGCTTGATCCGCGAGGACAACAACCAGCGACGCGCATCGCACCGGGCAAGGTATACACCAATCCCAGAACAAGTGAAACCCTGGATTGGCTACAAACGTACGGCATCCTCTGCGTCGGCCGGTTCGCGCGATGGGAACCGGACGAGCTCGCGCACGTATCGTTCAAAACATTGAAAGCGTGGACACGCGACGGATGGTTCTCATGAGCAACGAAACACTGGGGGCGGGACTACGGGCGCTGTGGGCGGACCAGGAAGCGTTCAATCGACAGCTACGCGCGTCGGTCCCGGTCGGCTCGCCGGAATACGTCGATCTGGTTCGCGAGTTCGTATTGAACTTGACCGACGAGCTGCACGAACTCTTGCACGTGACCGTATGGAAGAAACACCGACGGCATCGCAAAGCGTTCAACAGCGGCGCAGCGGACAACGAACTGACGGACATCTTCAAGATGTGGCTGACCCTCGCCCAGTTGCATGGGTGGTCACCGGAGAAGCTGCTCGAAGCGTATGCCCAGAAGACCGCGGTAGTCAAGCAGCGCTATCGAGAAGAGTGGCTCGTGGAGTCCGACGGGCCGTGCGTTGTCATTGATATCGACAACGTGATCTGCGACTACATCGGCGGTCTGCTTTACTGGATGCTTGATCACGGCTATATCGACACACCGCTGTACGACCGTCTCTGCACCGACCGGCGTTTTCTGGACGCCGACGCGCTTGGGTGGAGCCAACAGCGGTGGGCCGAAGTGAAGCATCGGTTCCGTAGCGAAGGCTGGAAGCGAAAACTTCCGCTGATGCCCGGAGCACGGGAGTTTCTCGAGGCGCTCCGTGCCAAAGGATTGCGTATCGTGCTCTTGACGGCGCGGCCGGTGGACCGGTGGCCGAATATCTACACGGACACCGTATGTTGGCTGGAGGAGAACCGACTCCCCTTTGATCTCCTCTGGTGGGCGGTTGAAGGGTCCAAGATGGAGCGACTTTTCCAGGACGACGTGGTATCGAAGATCGTATTTGCGGTAGACGACGTCCCCGTGTTGGCGAATGCATATGCCAAACACGGGATTCGTAGCTACCTGGTTCACTGCGCTGACCGATCCGCAGTGCTCCATCCTCAGGTCCGGTCGGTCACCAACCTTGGAGCGGTGCTCCAAGCAGAGGAGTCGTATCGTGTCAACGAATAGCGGAGTCAACTATGCCGATGCCGGGCATCGGAATCACGCCATCCACAAAGGAGAAGAACCGACCACACTCATCGCCCGGGGACCGGCCGCGCTTCGGGTGACACTGGACCACTGGGGTCCGAAGGACGATCTGTTCTCGTCCATCTACGACGCGCTGGTTGCGAACTGGGGTGAGCATCCCAGTCGAACCGTGGACCGACAGCCGGTCGAGAAAGCCGACGCTCGCGTGCCCGGAGCGATGAACATGCGGACCGGCTGGGCCAAACTCAACGACACCGAACGTGGGTACGTTGAAGCGTGCTTCGCGGGCCGGACGCTGCAACAGGTCCTCGAGCGCATCACGTTCAGCTTCTGCGTCGACGGATGCACACGCGCAGAGACACACCAGATCGTGCGCACGCGTGTCGGGGCCGGGTTCATGCAGCACGGCGGTCGCGATAACGACTGGCGGCATCGCGGATGGACGATGCCAGAAACGTTGGCCCGGGCCTGTGACCTCGACGAGCTTGGTCGACCGGCCGACAACACGGCGTTCTTGTCGGGTGATCTCGGCGACCGACAGGGCTGTGTGATCGACTGGACACCGATCGACGCGTTCATTCACCAACAGGATCGAGCCCACGGACTCCGTGGAGCGATTCAGGCGTACCTCGACGAAGGCAAAGCGCTCTACGGCGCGTTGGTCGACGCCGGGATTCCGTGGCAGGACGCCCGTCGGTTGCTGTGGATGGGGACGCAAACCTACATTCACTGCGACTACAACTACGTCGCGTTGCGTGGGGTGCTCGGCAACCGGCTCGAGCATGTCATGGACTGGGAAGTCAATTGCGTCGCCCAGCTCATGCTGCGTGAGGTGCGGATGAAGTGCCCGCCGCTCATGGCGTACTACCTCGGCAGTCATAGCGATATGGCGAAGGTGGCGAAGTTCGCAGGTCTCGAGTCGTGGCCGCCGGACGGGAAGTGGCCCGTGCCGCCGGCACAGCGTGACTTGCCGCGCCAGCACACCGCGGTGCAGATGCCGTTCTGGGTCCTGACTCCGGCCGCAATGAACGGTGGCGACATCGAGTGGATCGCCACGAACGGAACCTACCCGCACGAAGCGGTTGCCGCGTCGCTCGCGTCGGAGTAGATCGTGTCGGCCGAGGACTACCTCCTAGGAGACGAGCCGCCCGAGTGGGCGAAGAAAGGATACGCAATGGCAACGGTTCGTGAAGAACGTCCCTTCAAAAAGAAGGGAGGCAAGAAGAAAGCCGGGAGTACGTTGGTCCCGGTCGACGTATCGCTGCCGACGGAGAAGACCAAGCCGTCGGACTCGATTCAAGACTACCTCTTCTTGCTGTTCGGGGAGAAGAAGATCGGCAAGACCTCGTTGGCCTCGCGCATGAAGCGTACCTTCTTCATGTTCTTCGAACCCGGCGGCAAAGGGCTCCGCCTGTTCGGGAAGCCAGTGCGTGACTGGCGCGAGGCACGTGGGTACCTGAAGCTGATCCGCAAGGACAAGTCGTTCGACACGGTCGTCATCGACACGGTCGATCGAATGGTGAAGCGTGCCGAGGAGTGGGTGCGTGAGCACTACGGCGTCGAGGATATCGGCGACGAGGGATACGGCAAGGGGTGGCGGAAACTACGCGACGAGGTCGAGCGGTTTTTGGTTGACCTTACCGCGACGGGCAAGGGTGTTGTCCTTATTTCGCATGCGGCGGAGATGGATATCGCGCGAGCCGATGGAACCGTATCCACGAAGATCGGCGCAACGATGCCGAAGCAAGCACGTGAGATCGTCGAGGGGATGGCCGACATCTGGGCCTACTACCGCTACGACGGCAACCGGCGCGTGTTACAGATTCTGGGAGATGAAAACGTATCCGCCGGGCATCGGCTCGAGGAACGGTTTCGGACGCCAGAAGGCAAGCGGGTTCGGTCCATCGACATGGGTTCCTCTTCGAAAGAGGCGTACCAGAACCTGGTCGATGCGTTCGACAACAAGTACGTGCCGCCAGTCAAGAAAGGAAAGGAGAAACGTTCGCGCGTCTCGCTCAAGAAGAAGTAGGTCGATCAACCGCCCGTGTCGGTGACACGAGGCATTCAAGGAGTCGTTCGCATGGCGAAAGCAACCAAAGGTAAGCCGGGCAAGGAAAAGGGCGGCAAGAAGTTCGACGCGTCCAAGGCGCTCGCGGCCGCGCAGAAGCTCTGGCGCAAAGCGAAGAAGAAGATGGGCGAGCGTACGAAGGTCGTCGAGTTTGACGACGGTCGGTACCTCGCGCGTCTGGTCGGTGCGAAGCTGGAGAAGTCCAACGCGGGCCGCGCCCAGATTCGCTTCGTCTGGAAGTTCGTTGAGGGCGAGTACGAAGGCAAGGAGAAGTGGGCGTTCCAGGGCATCGAGACCGAGGACAACCTCACCTTCCTCTGCGCCGACCTCGACCGCCTCGGCTACGACGTCGAGGAGATCGACGATCTCGTGAAGGATCTGCCGGGCATTCTCGCGGAGCTCGAGAAGGCGAAGCCGGTCTGCCGGATCTCGCTGAAGACCAAGGACGGCAGCGAGTACCAGAACGTGTACATCTCCAAGTTGATGTCCACGGACGAGGAAGACGAGGACGAAGAAGATGAGGACTCGGACGAGGAGGACTCGGACGACGACGACGAGGAGGAAGACGAAGACGAAGAGGAAGAGGAAGACGACGAGGAAGACGAAGACGAAGAAGACGAGGACGACGCCGAGGAAGACGAAGACGCGGACTCGGACGACGAAGACGACGAAGAGGAAGAGGAGGACGAGGACGACGACGAGTCCGAAGAGGAAGAAGAGGAAGACGACGAGGCGGCCACCGACGTCACGGTCGGCTGCGTGGTGACCTTCAAGAACAAGAAGGGCAAGAAGGAGAAGGGCGAGGTCCTGGATCTGGATGAGGACGACGAGGAAGTGCAGATCCAGACCGAGGCCGGCAAGAAGGTTACCGTCGGCGTCGACAGCATCCTGAAGGTCGAGCCGCCCGCGAAGAAGGCGAAGGCGAAGAAGGGCAAGAAGTAGCGTCCCGGGTGGTAGGTCGGACCGGCAATAGGGCCGGTTCGGCCGTTCACCTTTCAGGAGAACCGATGCAGATCAAAACACGCAAGGGGATCGTCACGGCGCTGGTCGTCACCCCGACCCGCGGCCGCGCACGGATGTTCAATCGACGCTATGGGCCGAAGGGCGTCATGCGCTGGCTGGATCAGGCGCACAACCTCTTCGGATTCGACGACAGTGCGTTGCTCCAGGACGCAAACTACCGTGTCAAGTTCGAACACGCAGAGTCGGTTCGTATTCACAATCCGGGTGGATCAACCACCGTCGCCCGCGAAGTACTCCGAGCGCATCTGCGAAATCTGCCGATGAAGTATCGGCCAGACTTCATCATTGAGAACGACGACAACGCCGTGTTCACGCAAGCCGATACGGTCAAGCTCGTCCGTGCGGCCGCGGAGTGGCGCGGGCCGGTGGTCATGGCCGGCATTCACCGGATGTTCAAGTTCTGGAATCGCGACAAGGTCAGGAGTGCGGAGTCGCGCTACGGTCTTCGGTCCTTCGAAGGCGTGAGCATGCCCTTTCGCGTCTTTCCGGCCGGTCTGTACCTCGAGTACCGTGCGCCGGTCGAGATGTTCGGACAAGGCGACCGTCACATTATTTTCACACTGCTGCGCGACCGTCTCTGCGAGTTCCGTATCTGCGCCGACGCCGAACTGACGAAGGTACGGCACCAGAAAGGCGGACAGGGGTCGCTCGAACACAAGCGCCGCAACAATCGCGTGTCCAACAAGATCTTGCTTCGCGACTTTCCTGAACTGAAGCGCTACTTCGGGAAGCTCACCTCCGCCGGCGAGTTTGCCATGCGCTGGTCCAAGATTCTTCATCACTACAGTGAGGCCAAGTGAATCTCGTCCAACAAGCCGAGTACGTCGCCGACTTCTATCGGCAGTCGGTCGGCATCATCGTCAACCGACAGAGCGACTACGCACCTGACGGAGTTGTCTTACTCAACGTACTCCAGTCGTGTGTGGACTGGCAGATGAGCGTGTTCCAGGTACTGGGTGTCCTACTCGACAAACAGTGCACGGCGCTCCAGCGGTACTGTGCGGTGCAACAGCTGGACAGCGACCCGCCGCATAGTCGTCTGCGCGACGCGGCGAACTACTTCGCGTTCTTCGGAATGTACCTGGACCGTCGGGAACAGATTCACCACGCGTGGACTTTACACTGGACCGCGCAGACGTGCCCGACGCTCTTAGAGCCGGGGACCGAATGTCGTCGGTGCAAGACGTTGGCGTGGTTGAGACAAAATGCTCCTGCGCGTTAAGAACTCCCTCGGACTCACCGGCCGGTTCATCGGGTTCGATACCGAGGACACCGGATTGGTCGGATGGGGTGACTTGAAACGTATCACCTACGACTTTGGCAAGGGCGACGTCGAAACGCGTCTGGTGGTTCCCGCACGTCCGTTCGCATTTTCGTTTGCGGACGAAAGCGGTAAGACCGCCTACGTGCGCGGCCGGGTGGACCCGTTGACACGGGCGGTCACCTTGACCGACCGGCAGAAGCGGCAGATCAGCGAGGTCACTGACAACGAGGCGTTCGTGAAGGTCGGCCACAATATCGGCCACGATCGACGGATGTGTGAGTTCCAAAAGATCCCGTTCCGTGGACGGGTTGTCGAAACAATGATCCTGTCGCATGTCATGACAGCCGGCAACGAACTCACGTATGCGTTGAAACCGTTGTCGAAGAAATGGCTGGCGATGCCCGACGGCGATGAGAAGGAATTGCATCAGTCGCTCAACCGAGCGCGAGCGCGGGCACGGAAGATGCGTTGGTCGATCGCGACGAAGGAGATCGCGGGCAAGTCACCGGCCAAGGCCGACTACTGGCTGGCACCAGAAGAGCTCTGCGAGGAATACGCGCGAGGGGACGCGCTCCGTACGATCTTGTTGAAGATGCTGTGGTACGACGAGTGCCGTAAGAACACTCGCTCGTGGAATCTCTTTCAGCGCGAACACAAACTATTCAACGTGTTGAAGCGTATGGAGGACCGCGGCACACGCGTGTTCCCGGGCCGGGTGCGGTCGTTGCGTCGATTCTATGTCAAGTACCAGAACAAGCAGCAGCGCTTGGCCGAGGCCAACGGTGGTGCGGGCCTCAACTATCGATCGACGCCACAGATGACGGAGAAATTCTACGACGACCGAGGCCACGTTGCGAAGTACACGGGGACGGTAAACAAGAAGACCGGCAAGCACAACTATTCCCTGGACGGCGAACAGCTCTTGAAACTGGCAACGGGCTACACGGCACTGATCGACGAACTGCCGGACTACGCTGCCGCACGCCCCAAGAAGTATGGGTGGACCCGTGACCCCAAAGACCCGGAGACGGTTCACCGGATTCCGGACCCACTCGCCAAGGCCGTGTTGGAGTACAAAGCGGCCAAGCAGACCGTGTCGTCGTTTCTGGACGTCTACGAACGGCTGTGGGTGAAAGAGTCCCGTGGGGTCTACATTTTACATCCAAACTTCAAGCAGACCGGGACGGTGACGGGACGTCTGTCCTGTTCCGATCCGAACTTGATGCAGGTTGCCAGTGAAACCACCGGACGCCGGAAAGCCGATATCCAGTCGCGGCCACGTGAAGCCTTCGGCCCACGGCCCGGGTACCTCTGGTATCTCCCGGACTATTCGCAGATCGAAGTCTGGCTGTTCGCGTTTCTCTCTAAAGAAGAGAAGATGCAGGTCGCGCTGTTGTCGGGTGCAGACTATCACGGTGACATCGCCAAGAAAGTCTTTGGTAAGCGACCGGACTTCCAGGAACATAAAGACTACTACCGCAAGTGCGCGAAGTTGATCATGTTCGCCAAGCTGTACGGCGGCGGGTTAGCTAAGCTGGCGGGCCTCTTGAAGATGGGCCGAGATCAGGCGGCGGAATTCATCGACCAGTACGAGCGGGAGCTACCGGGCGTCGGACGGTACATGAAGACGATGATCGAGAAAGCGCGCGACGACGGAGAGATCTTCAACGTCTATGGACGCCGCTATGAATTCGAACCGCATTATGCGTATCGCGCAACCAACTATGAAATCCAAGGCACGGCCGCGGATGTCATGAAGAACGCGATGATTAACGTCGACCATATGCTCGAGACCGAGACGCAGCGTATGGCGTATCTCCTACTCACGATCCACGATGAACTCTGTATTGAGGTGCCGTATGAATTGCATAGCGTCCGGTTGATGACCAAGATCGTCGAAGCGATGCAGATGGACCAGAAACTCCTTGGCTTACCGGTGCCGCTGCCGGTAGAGATGAAGGTGGTCTGGCCCGGACAACGCTGGAACGAAGCGCAGAAGTTCGATCTCTTCAACCGTCGGATGAAGCAACGCTCGAAGATGGTGACGGCCGCCTAGGCCGATTGGAAACGAGGCAGCGTGGCGATTGATTTCGAAAAGTTCCCCAAGGCCAAGATCTTTACGACGCATGGCGTAGAGTTCAGCGGGATGCGCGGGAAAGAGCTGTACGGGTCGTGTCCGTTCAGCGGCAAGGCCGATAAGTTTTACGTCAACACGACAACGTGGCTATGGGATTCTAAGACCGCCGGGACGTCGGGGAATATCGGCAGCTTCTTGAAGCTCATCGCCAAACTGTACAAGGAGGACCTGACCAAGAAACGCTTGGCTCGGTTGGCGCTTCACCGGCAGCTGCCGATGGACGCGTTCAAAGGCTGGGACCTGGGATGGACCGGTAGTCGGTATTCCATCCCGGTCTACGATCCGTCGGGCCGGGTCGTGGACATTCGTCTGTATGATCTCAAGACGAAGCAAATGCGGACCACGGCTGGTGCTCAGATCGGCTTGTACGGCGCGCACCGCTTGGCGACACGGCCCAATGCACCCGTGTTCCTCTGCGAAGGCGAGTGGGATACGATTGCCCTCGAGTGGTTGCGTCGACTGCTTCACGAGGATGCGGTCGTCGTTGGGGTGCCCGGGGCCGCGACGTTTAAGAACGAGTGGGTGCCGTATCTGCAAGACCGGATCGTGCATACGCTGTATGACCACGACTCGGCCGGCGAGTTGGGTGAGTGGACCATACGACGGAAAGTCGGCTCCGCGGCCAAGACGTTAACCTACACCCACTGGCCGGTGGACCTGCCGTCCGGATTCGACACGCGTGACTGGATCGTCTATGGCGCGGTTGAGCGCAAGACGCCCGCACCCTGCTGGAACAAACTGCAGCGACTCTTCAAACCAGAACCGCGTCGGGTGGATCCCACCCAACCCCGGGCCGTGCCCGCGGAGCACCGAACCGAGAAGCGTTTGCGTGTGGTCCGAACCGCACCGACACTGGAAGACGTACACAAGGTGTTTCGGAAATGGCTGTTCCTGCCGTCGACCGATGCGATCGACGTCATGCTGGCGACTGTTGCCTCACGTCCACTGGACGGCCCGCCGGTCTGGATGTTCCTCGTCGGCCCGCCCGGATCTGCCAAGACCAAGATCCTGTCGTCCTTGAAAGGACTGGACCAGGTCTACAGTACCAGCTCGCTGACCGCCCGGACCTTGGCGTCAGGCCAGAACGTGCAGGGCCAGATGGATCCCTCCCTCTTGCCGAAGCTGGACGGCAAGGTGTTGGTGATCAAAGACTTCACCGCGATCCTGGGGATGCGGGAGAATGACAAGGAAGAGATCTTCAGTACCTTCCGAGACGCCTTCGACGGTCACTACGCCAAGAACTTTGGCAACGGGGTTGTGCGGCGGTACGAAAGTCGGTTCACCATCTTGGCCGCGGTGACGCCAAGTATCTACGATACCAACGCCCACTACGCGGCGCTGGGGGAGCGCTTCTTGAAGTTCACCGTGGCCGACAACCTACGCCATGTAAACGAAGAGGACATCATCGCCCGGGCGATCGCCAACGCCGACAAGGAGAGCGCGATGGAAGATGAGTTCGCCGAGGTCGTGGGTGAATTCTTAGAACGGCGTGTGGCCAAGTTCGAACCGCCGCTACTGGATCCCACGTCCGAGATCCATGGTGGGCTGATCGCCCTGTCCCGGTTCGGGTCGCGCTTGCGTGGGACGGTGTCCCGGGACCGCTACAACAACGACATCATGACCGGCCGTCCGTCGGCCGAGGTCGGCAGTCGCTTGGGGGAACAGCTCGCGAAGTTTTCCCGCGCCATGGCCCAGGTCCGGGGCGAGTCGGTCATCTCGGACGACGTGTTCCGGTTGACACGCAAGGTGATGCTGGACACCGTGTCTCAGCGCCAAGAGGATCTGATCCGCACGGTGATCAAACTCTGCCCACGCGGGACGTTCATTTCCACCAGCGACATCATCACCGCGTCCGGCTATCCGCAAGCCACGGTCCTCCGGTTGCTCACGGACATGGCGATGTTGCATCTCGTCCAGAAACGGACCGTGGGCGCGAACACGTGGAAGCATACGTGGTCGGTGTCCGACTTCACCGCCGACATGGTGGCGCGTGCGGGTCTGTATCGCGACAGCGAAGAACGCGATCATGTCCGGCGTGGCCGCATCCGATTGCGCCGACGGCCCGCCCGCTAGAACCCGGGTACTCCCCCGGGAGTATTCCGGCACCCGGCCCGCCCGGGTAAAATCCGGGGTTCCGACCCTTCGCCCGGCCGTGCCTAATTCCCCTTAACCGTGCCTATACGGGCCGACCGGCCGACCGACGCGGGACCCCCACAGGCCCGCCCGGTCGCCCTTCCTACAGCCTTCGCGTTAACCTGTGGCCGTTCAGCACGTTACGGGCCGTTTTGGCTGGGTTTCCCGGGCGACCCGGGCCGGGACACGGGCGGGCGGGCGGGCCGCGCCGCG